GGATACTAGACTTTGTCCAATAGCCAGGTCTCTTGCTTTAACATATCCACTAGTTGTTCTTACAAGAACATCACCTTGTACGCAGAATACTGGTGGGAAGAACGGACAGAATACTGGTGGGAAGAATGGACAGAATACTGGTGGGAAGAACGGACAGAAACGTGGTGGGAAGAACGGACAGAATACTGGTGGGAAGAACGGTGGGAAGAATGGGAAGAACGGACAAAAACGTGGTGGGAAGAACGGTGGGAAGAACGGTGGGAAGAATGGGAAGAACGGTGGGAAGAATGGTGGGAAGAATGGGAAGAACGGTGGGAAAAATGGAGGGAAGAAAGGAGGTGTTGTTGTAACGTTGTTAGAACTATTACCGTATAGTCCATCTCCATTAGCATTTATAGCAAGAACCTGATAACTCTGTGATGTATCTCCAGTTTCTGCTACAGTTGTTGACAAAACATTTCCTACAACATAAACTGGACCATCAGAAGACTTTACACGATATCCAGTAATTGCAGATCCGCCAGTTGCAGGTGCTGTCCAAGATACTGTATCTAAGTTAACGGCTGTAGTTGCTGTTGGAGCATTTGGAGCAGCAGGAACTGTTGTTGCCAATACTCCTGCTGATGCAGAAGATGCTGCTGATGTTCCCGCAGCATTAGTTCCTGTTACTGTAAATGTGTAAGAAGTATTTGATGCAAGACCATCAACGGTAATTGGAGAGGCAGAAGAACTTCCTGTAAACCCTCCTGGAGAAGATGTTACTGTAAATGATGTTGCTGCTGGAGAATCTCCTGGTAATGAAAAACTAACACTTATGGCACCATTGTTAAACGCACGTGAAGTTCCTACGTTTGTGCCTACAACAGATATGGGTGGTTTTGGCTCTAATGAGTCATTCTGTTGTAAAGATTTAGATCCTAGTTCTTTTTTTGCCATTTTTTATTTCTCCAATTTTCTTTGTATTTTTTATGCTGTGAGATCTCCAACAACAACCCAAGAGTCTGTTGCTCTCTTCATTAATGTTGCTGATGACCACTGTGTACGAAGTTTTAATCCTGGAGTTGCATTAACTGTTACTCCTACTGCTCCAGCAATTGTTACTTGTCCCGCACCAGTTTGAAGGATATCAATTGATGATCCTATTGGAAAGGCTGTTGTTGCATTTGTTGGAATTGTAACTGTTACTCCAGTAGCAGAAGAAACTTCAATTAATGAATCTCTTTCATTAAGTGCTGCAAGTGTGTAGCCTGCTGTTTTTTGTATAATTGTTGTACGTGATGGAACGCCTTCTTTTGTTTGTGTTCCATCTGTGAATTGTACTCCGCCTGCTGGAACAGTTATTCCTACGCCAGTAAATATTGGGGAAGCAAGTGGTGCATATGTATTTGCTGCTGTTGATGAAGCAAGTTTTAGGTCTAAAGCAGTTTGTGTAGCAGTTGAAACTGGCTTGTTAGCGTCGGAAGTATTTTCTACGTTTCCAAGACCAACCATTGTTGCTGAAATACCTGAAACTGTTCCACTAAATGCTGGGGAACTAAGTGGTGCATACCCTGAAATGCTTGCGCCTGTAGGAATTGTTACTTCTCCAGTAAATGTTGGTGAGGCTAGTGGTGCATACCCTGAAATGCTTGCGCCTGCAGGAATTGTTACTGATCCAGTAAATGTTGGTGCATGCAATGGTGCCTTATAACCAAGTACTGTGTGTGTAGCAGTTGAAACTGGCTTATCTGCATCTGCTGTATTATCAACAGATCCTAGGCCTACCATTGACTTTGTTACACCAGACACAGTTCCTGTGAATGTTGGTGAAGCAATTGGTGCCTTAGCAGCAAGGTCAGATGTTAAACCTGAAATCTTAGACTGTGCAATTGCGGCTGATGCGTTAACGTCTGCGTCTACAATTGTTCCATCAAGTATCAGCGATGAAGTTATTGCCCCAGTTGAAATAGAAACTTCGTTACCTGATACAGTTACTCCAGTTCCTGCTGTAATTGTTCCTGAACCTGAGAACTGGAATACATCAATGTTATCCGTTCCAACAACAAATGTTGCAGGGTCTGCAACTACCTGAATCCATCCTGTTCCAGCGTTTGTTCCATCTTGTACGAATATGTATGCGCCTGGAATCTCTGATGCTTCATCACAATATGTACAACGAGTAAGAACATATGGTGTTGATGCAGATCCCATGTCTGAAACATAGTATCTACCATTTTGAGCCTTATTGGTTTGATTCTTTACAAGAATACCCTTGTAAAGTGCCCAACCTGATGCGCCACCTGATTCTGCAGGAAATGCTCCATTGGTGTTATGTGTAAGAGTTGCTCCTACACCTGCTGTACCATTATTGTATGTAGCATCAATATTTGCTGTTGTTGCTCCAAGAACCTGTGGCTTTGCAATAACTCCTGATGCTGTATTATCAACATACTGCTTAGTTGCTGCATGTAGTGATGATGATGGATCTGCAGAAAGTGTAAGTGCTCCTGTCATTGTACCGCCAGCAAGCGCTAACTTAGAAGATAGGTCGTCAGTAAGTCCTGAAATCTTTGATTGTGCAATTGCTGCAGACTCATTAATGTCTGCGTTTACGATTGCTCCATCAAGGATCATTCCTGAAGTAACTGTTCCAGTTGGTAGAGTTACTGTTCCTGTAAATGTTGGAGAAGCAAGATTTGCCTTTAGATCAAGTGCTGCTTGTGCAGCAGTTGAAACTGGCTTGTTAACATCAGATGTGTTGTCTACGTTTCCAAGATCAACCATTGCCTTTGTAATACCAGAAACTGTACCTGTAAATGTAGGTGAAGCAAGTGGTGACTTTAGATCAAGTGCTGTTTGAGTATCACTAGATATTGGCTTATTTGCATCAGAAGTATTATCTGCATCTGCAAGTCCAACCATATCTTTTGTAACTGCACCAGTTGCAATTTTAGCATTTGTAACTGCTTGATCTGCAATTTTTGCAGTAGTTACTGCTTCTGCTCCAATTTTTCCTGCTGTAACTGCTGTATCGGCAATGTCTGCTGTCACAATAGTTCCTTCAGCAATCATTCCACTTGTAACTGTTCCTGATGGAAGATTTACTGTACCAATAAATGTTGGTGAATCAAGGTTTGCCTTAAAATCAAGGGCTGTTTGAGTTGCTGTTGAAACTGGCTTATTAGCATCTGTTGTATTGTTAACTGATCCTAAGCCAACATCTGACGCTGTTATTCCTAAAGGAGTTACAAAAGTTTTGTTAGTTAATGTTTGTGTTCCTGATAGTGTTGCAAGAACTAGCGTGTCTGTAATACCATGAACATTTGATGTATCTGTATTATGGTTTGAAAGAATTGTTGTTGTTACTAAATCTGCTGTATTTGTAATACCATGGATATCAGTTGTGTCTGTAGCATGGTTTGTCAAGTTTGTTGCTATTGTTGTTAAGAATGCTGGGTTGTCTCCCATGGCTGCTGCTAATTCATTAAGTGTATCAAGAGTTGCTGGTAAATCAATTCCAGAAAGACCACCCAAGATTGACTCTGCATCTGTAAAGTACTTGAGGGATGCCCATGCAGAAGAACCGTTACCTACTTTAAATTTAACTGTGTCGGTTTCAAAACCAATTTCTCCTGCTGCCAAAGTTGGGTTTGCAGCCGTCCATTGCGCTGCTGTTCCTCTGCGCTGTTGCATTCTTGTTGCCATATTTTATTTCTCCTTTATGGGGGCTGCCCATTAACTTATCTTATTATAACACCCAATTTTTAATTGAAGTTATCTACTACACTACCGCCATCGAATACAACTGTCCACTCTGTTGAAGAGGGGCTGCCTGCATCCAAACCTACACCCAATGGGCTATTGAATGATCCACCTTCATAGAACTGGGATACTATGAAACCAGTTCCATCAATTGCGGTATCGTGAATATGTTGTGGTAAATTATTTGTATCATCAATAGTGGCCTGGGTATACCATGCTCCATCATAATAGAAATTAACTCTGTTTGTTGCAGTGTCTAACCACATTGTTCCATTAGTTGGTGAAGAGGGAGCAGTAGAGCCTACGGCCATTGAACGACTATCGACATACTCCTTGGTTGCTGCGTGGGCATTGATAGTAGGAGTTCCTACTGTTACTGCGCCTCCGAATGTACCGCCGTTTGCTACGACTAATCCATTCTTGACCTTGAAGTCTTTATCGACTATTGCCATTTACTACTCCTTCTTCCAACTATTTTTATTTTTTATTAAACTAGAAGTGTTCCCATAACAGTAACTGTTGAGTCATTGTTAGCGGTTGTTACCTGTAGTTGTACGTTTGCTCCTGAAATACCTGCTGAAATTGATGACGCTGAGCCATTTGTTCCAACAATTCCGTATTCAGTGATTGCAATGTTATCTGAAGAGTCAAGTGTCAAAAGGACCTTTGATATTTCAGTATGTGTTCCGTAGGCAACCTTTACAAGGTATTCTGCTGAACGGTAGTCAGCCTTTGCGAAGGCGTGTGCTACTTGAATTCCTGCTGTAGGTGCTGAAAGTGTTGCTGCAACCTGCTTAGCAACTGAGTTTAACTCAACTGCTGTGAAGTTTGGAACAACTGCTTCAAGAGCGTCTACTGCTCTTTGTGCTGTGAAGTAAAGGTTATTTGCTCCACCAGCACCAGTATTGTCTGTTCCTTCTGCAAGATCATTAGTATCAGAATCTGCTACACCGTTTTCTGCGGTAATAGTAAGTCCTGAACCTGTGCCTGAGATTGTAATATTTGTTAGTGTTGCACCAGTCAAAAGGGCTGCTGCTGAAGTCTTGGCACGAGCATCTGTAAAGTAAAGGTTTGTTGAGCCCTCTTCAATATCATCTGTGTCAATAAGATCAATCTGATCTTCAATTGTTCCACCAACAGCGTCAATTGCTCGCTGGTTTGTGAAGTAGAGGTTTGCTGAACCTTCTGCTACATCGTCTGTTATAAGGCTGTTTGCTACATCAGTTGCTGCTTGCTGTGCAATACTAATTTCTGTTGCTGTCTTATATGCTGACCAAACCTCTGTTGAAAGGTTTGATGCATCATTGATCAAGTCATCTGCATAGTCCTTAGCATCTTGCTCTGCATCATCAGCATATGACTCATAAGCAGTTGTTATTGCTGTCTCACGGCCATCTGTGTAAGAATTTGCATCAGATTCTGCTGTATTAGCATAACCCTGTGCTGTTGTAAGAGCAGTTGTAATTTCTCCATCTACATAACCCTTATTTGCTGCATCAGTTGAAGATGTTGGTGCTCCAAGGCTTGTAACCTTATTTGTTCCACCAAAGTCAAGGTTTCCGCTCATGCTGTCGCCAGCCTTTGCTACCTTTTCTCCAATTGATGTTGTAACTGTTGTAATAAAGTCTTCGTCATCACCAATTGCTTGGGCCAACTCATTAAGAGTGTCTAGCAGTTCTGGTGCTCCGTTAATTAAGTCTGCAACTGCTGTATCAACGTATGACTTTGTTGCTGCATCTTGGTTTGCTGAAGGATTTAGAAGACCAGATACCTTGTAACCACCAGCAGCAAGATCGCTACCAAGTGTCTTATTAGAAAGTGTCTGTGTATCTGTTGTACCAACAACATTACCAGTTACTCCGTGTGCTGAAGTGTCTAATTCGTGTGTTGAAAGATCTCCTGCTACTGTACCAACAATTCCATCAGCATAAGACTTTGCATCAGCCTCTGCTGTGTCTGCGTATGATTCATAAGCAGTTGTAATTAATCCTTCACGAGTATCTGTGTAAGCCTTAGCATCTACTTCTGCTTGGTCAGCGTATGCTTCATAAGCAGTTGTAATTAATCCTTCACGAGTATCTGTGTAAGCCTTAGCATCTACTTCTGCTTGGTCAGCGTATGCTTCATAAGCAGTTGTAATTAATCCTTCACGAGCATCTGTGTAATCTTCAGCGTTTGATTGTGCTGTTGCTGCTGCTCCAACTGTATCCCAAAGACCAGTGTTAGCATCAATCGCTCTCTGGTTTGTAAAATACTTATTTGTTGCATTTTCTGCAAGGTCTGCAGTGTCATGGTTTGAAAGTGAAGAAACTGTTCCAGTTACGTTACCAATCAAGTCTGCTGTAATATCACCAGCAGCAAAATCTCCATTAGCATCACGCTTTACAACTGTGTTTGCTGTGTTAGCAGATGTTGCTGTACCACCAATAAGATCAATAATATAATTTTGATCTGCTGTTTTCTTTGTAAGAACGTCAAAACCGTTAACTGTCGCTGTTGTACCTTCAACGATTAAACCACTCTTAATTTTAAAATCTTTATTTACTGTTGCCATTTTTTATATCTCCTTTTATTACGCCTTAAGTCCAATTCGTGCGTAACGAACTGTGACTGGCTTGATCGCAGGATCTGGAGTGACTGTAATAGCCACGGTATTTCCAGTGCGAGAGACATCAATGGTGCCAATATTCCCATCATTGTCGATAGTGCCGTACTCGCTGACTGATACATTTGTACCGTCAACAAGAATTGTTAATTCAGTTGCATAGAACTTGTTGTCCCCTGCAGAGGTCTTTGATATTGAAATAATATACTTGACCATGCGCCAAACTGTAGCATCAAAGTTATCAATGACAGTTACATTTTCAATGCCGTTGACTTCATTTTCGTTGTTACCCTTTGATCCCAAATCTGTTGCTTGGGCTGAAGCGGTATCAATTAAGTCTACGTAATTTTCTTGAGTTGGTCTATCACCTGTTTGGAATAAACCTTTTACATCTGAAATTGATATTTTAGCCATGTGGTAATTATATCACCCTTTTAATTATCTAATTAGAGAATATAGTTGCTGTAGCCAATAACCTGTAGTGGGATTGCTGGAGTATTACCTAAACCAATAGCCACAATCTGAATGGCTGAAAACTTAACTCTAAAAGGAAGTATATCTGTAATCAAAGTGTTTCTTGTAAAGTCTTCTACCTGAATTAATGGATAGTCAATAGGAAAAATTTGTTTTGTTTTGCCGTTAAGTTTATCAAGTATTAATGCTGTGGCCATTAATCTGTTACATCTTCAAGAATTTTTAGGCTACCCTGAGCAACCGTCCAAACTCTTGTAGGGTCTGACACTTGAATGTCAAAGATGTCTCCTGTTTGAAGTTGTACTGACTCTGCTGCTGTTAGCCAAACTGTAAACTCTCCAACTAGGTCATCTTCATCTGCAACTGGATATAAATTTAAAACTAGTGTCGCAGCATCTGTAATAATTCCAGGGGTTGAAGTAGGTCTTTTAATCTTCATAGCAATATCCCATTCAGATCCCGCGCCTTTTAGGATCAAAGGAACTTTAGCATCATCTGTTACATAAACCTTAAACCCAGAAGTATCTCCACGAACTACAGTCCAAATAACTGTTGGCGGTGCATTGCCAATATCGTATGATGTTTGAGATCCTCTTAAAGTTGCCATAGTTTATTATATCACGACAGGCCGTCTTTGAGAGCGCCCCAAGTGCCGTTTCCTTTTGTTTGAACTATTAACATACCGCTAACTGACTGAATGGCAACAACGGCTACATATCTTGCTGGTCCTGTACTTGGACGGGTTGAAACAAGTGTTCCACTTTCATCAACATAAACCCTTGTGCCAGGAAGACCAAGACCTGTTGTATTCATTTCTAAAACACCAGAAACAATTACAAGCCCATTTGTATTATTTGCAATACTGCTTTTTACTAACCCTAATATTGGAATATCTGGATTGTGAGATACACTTGATGGATTATATTTTTCTATTAATGATTTTCCACTAAGACTTCCGCTAATAAAAACTGGTGTACCAGTATCAATTGCTGCTCCTGTAGTATTTCTAGCATCAAGATATGCTGCGCCATAGCCTAGTGGAGGCAAAATATCATTTAAAGCATCAACTAATACTTTAAAGTCTCCGTGTACGTTCACGGGATCAGAAGCAATAGGATATTTCATAGTAGGATAATTAGATGATGATTGCGCCATAATTTCTATTATACCACCCTCTAAAGTTGACTTTTGACAAATTTTTATGTTATACTAGTAAGTAACACCTACCAAGGTGTTGTTGTTTTCTAAGGAGGAAACTATGATTAAATTTATCGAAAGAAACAAAGAGATCATTAGCACACTCAGTATCGTAGCACTAGTAACAGTTATGTCTAATTCTGCTAATGCTATTTCAGATTTTGATACTAAGAATAACCTTAGCCTGAAACAGGCTCAGACATCGGAAACCACCTCGAAAGAGGTTTTTTTGGTTTCTAAAGCAAAAAAGTTAGAGAGTTTTGAAAATAAGGTTTCTCTAACAGATTTAGAACTAAAGGAACTGCTTTCCCTAGTTGGCTTCAAGGGTAAAGACCTTGTTGTGGCTTGGGCAGTAGCAAAGAAAGAATCTAATGGACGACCATTGGCCTTTAATGGCAATCACAAGACTGGGGATTCGTCTTATGGTATGTTCCAAATTAATATGATTGATACACTTGGTCCTGATCGTAGGGACAAGTTTGATCTTGACTCTAACGCTGAATTATTTAATCCCGTCAAGAATGCTGAAATTGCATACTACATGACAAAGGGTGGGGACGACTGGTCTTCTTGGAAAGGCATCACTCCAAAGACTAAGGAATGGATGGCTAAGTTTCCTCGCTAATTCCTTCTTGGTGGCATGCCAAGTGCCCTAGGCTCAACTACAACATGTGAACTGTAGTTTGGAATAAAGTCTGTGTATTTTGTGTCTATACCAGACTCTTTAAGAAAATTGTAAACTTTTTCTTTTGGAATTTCTAATTGACCAGACATTAGCATAGACAGTCTATTAGTTGATTCTTCAACATGGCTCCAGTAGTGTTCTTTTCTGCCGTCTGCCCAAGGCCTAAGCGTTTCTCTTGTTACAGATCCATTTGCCTGTCCATGCGACTGATTGTGAAAAACATCCCTTGTGCCAATAGAGTAAATTTTCCAATCTTTTGCATAAGTTCTTAAAGATAAAGCAAACTCTTCAGTATTGAATGATTCTTTACCGCTAATACCAACTTCATCAATCCATTGCTTGGGTGCAAAAAGGTAACAACATGTAGCCCAATACGAACGAACTATTTCCTCTATTTCTAAAACCCTGTATCCTGGAAACTGAAATCCTGGAACTAAATTATTAAATAAAAATCCATACAGTGATACTTTACAGTCTGTAACAAAATTAATTGACCCGTCTGACATTATTTTATACTCTGCTGGGGCATATGCAATAATAAATTTTTCATTATTAATATTTAATTTTTCATATCTTTCAACAGCAAACCTATCCCATTCTGGTGCTGCATAGGTGTGTGAATCAAACTGTATAAAATAGTTATAATCTACATTAACTTGAGTTGCCAAGTTTCTAGCCCAACAGACACCACCCCTATACTCTGAAAGATCAAAGTGCCTATATAATAACTGTTCTTTTGGTATAAAAGATAAATCATATTTAGTATTATCTTCTGAAACTATAGAAAAATACAGATCCTCTTTATTTTTTGCCTGATGCCACAAAGAAAACATTGTAGAATAAAACTCTGGGTCACAATAATTGACAACACTAACTAATATTTTTTTCATCCCTTATTTCTTATTCCAGTATATAAATGTTGTGGGCCTTTTGTAAAAAACCAATGATCTGGCTCTACATAAAAGAAAAAAGCATTTGCAACTAGGTTATTCTTTGGGTCAGGGAATTCCTCTCTCCAGTGTTGTTGATCATTCCCGTATGAAATAACCATATCATTTTCTTCTGGTTGAAACTTTATTCCTTCAACATAAAAATCCCAAGGTGTTTTATGAAAAATTGTATAATTCATATGGTATGTACAAGCATTATCATCAACATGTTTCCAAAGTCTAGCCTTTTCTCCTTCATAGATACTTAATAAACACCAGGAAGGAAGTAATGTTTCTGATTCAAATTCTTCTTTTGCCAGTGGTAGAAGCATCTGATGAAATTTTCTAAGTGGTATTATATTTTCTCTATGTGTTCCGTCCCAAATTGCCCATTGATGTCTACCAAAACCTTCGTCAAATGTACTTTTATCTGTTGACCAAAGATGCATTGCTAGATCTTGTAATTCCTTATGTTCTTTTTCTGGAAGAACGGTTTTTAATAAATATGGCGCTTTCATCGTAGAAAACTAACTACTGCATATTTATCGCCTTCAATAATTGGGGATACTGAGTGATTATAAACATATATAGATGGAAATATAATTATTTGATTAGTTTTTGGTTTAAGTTTAATATTAAATCTTGGAAAGTTTATTTCTCCACCAATATAATCATCATTTAAATAATATACAACTGAAACTCTTCTATGATATTCGGTTCCGTCATCTACATGATTAATAAAACCTTGTCCTGGACTATATTTCATTATTCCGTATACGTCATGCCATTCAGGAAATATCTTATAATACTCTTTATAGTCTTTCTCTATTGGATCAAAATGATCAAAGAACAACCTGTTTAATTTTAAAGAAGTTATTTTTTCTAAATCTTCAACTTCTGCATAAGACCATTTAGGTGTAATCCATTTAGAATCCATCATCAATTTTTGAATTTCTTTATATAAAAAAACATTATCTGGAATTACATTATCATATACAACAATTCCTGGAGCAATTTCTTCTTTTATCATTACCATTTTCCTAACGGACACGATGCTGCTTCTAACATTACTTTTGCTTTCATAAAACATCCACATTTTTTACATTGTTTTGTTAATTTTATTAGTTCTGGACATTGTTTGCATATATTAAATCTTTGATTAGAGAGATCTGATTCCTTTACATAATTTTTTAAATTAAGCATGTGTAAAGGATTTACTTCGTTCATTTTATTCTGAATCTCTTTGTGTTAGGCCTTGGAAGACACCCTTCTTATTATGAGAGATTAGATCTCCTGCAATAAAGAGTGAATAAGGATTTACAGTGATGTCATAAACATCTGTTGTTTCATCAACATAACCCAATACTTCAACAAGTACATCTGTTGCTTGATTATTTATGTCATAAACTAAATAGTCGCCAAGTTTAATTACACCAGCCTGAATAAATGCGTATACTCCATCTCTCTTAACTAGCATTAAGTGCTCTAGAGAGAATCTTCTTTGCTTACTACCATTAAACATTACAGTAGTTGCAACATCTCTTGCCTTAATTGCACTAATAGTTGTTTCAACAACTGATGATCCAGTTAGAGTATCAGATACCCATGTCTCAGCAAAATCAACAGATGAGTTATCTGGTAATTCATTGAAACTGTAGGATACTAGACTTTGTCCTATAAACAAATCTCTTGCTTTAACATATCCACTAGTTGTTCTTACAAGAACATCACCCTGTACACATCCATCAATTGGTGCAACTGGTGTTGGTTCAGTTGGAGTTGGGGTAAATACTGGTGGGAAGAATGGACAGAATACTGGTGGGAAGAATGGACAGAATACTGGTGGGAAGAACGGACAGAATGATGGTGGGAAGAACGGTGGGAAGAACGGTGGGAAGAACGGTGGGAAGAATGGTCCTGTTGCTGGAGGCGTACAGTCTTGTGTGTCCGAATCTGTTCCTGTTGTAACAATTGGGGCTGGGTTTGGAGAACATCCACTTGCAGTTTCTGTTATAGTATACGATCTAGTTCTTGTTTGTGCATATTCATCTGGGCCACCAACTCTTACACAAGCACCCCAAGGACCCCACTCACCGTAAGTTGTTGTTGTTGTCCAGGTTGGTACACATGTTGGTGCAACTGGTGCAACTGGTGCAACTGGTGCAACTGGTGCAGTTGGTGTAGGTGTTGTACAAGTTACTGATGGATATCCTGAAGAACTTGCTGCAGTAATATTGGTTGCAGTTGGATATGTTGCTAATAAATTATCTAATGCCTGTCCTGATGTTGCTCCTGTGTCAGTAACCGTAGTTCCACCAACACAACCAGAGATATACCAAGTTGTTGCAACAGGTGTTGGAGTAGGTGTTGTACAAGTTACTGATGGATATCCTGAAGAACTTGCTGCAGTAATATTGGTTGCAGTTGGGTGAACTTCTAGAAGATTATCAAGGGCTCTTCCTGATGTTGGACCTTCTCCATAAACAGGACTTCCATTAACGCAACCAGAGATGTACCAAGTAACAGGTGTTGGTGTTGGTGTTGGTACACATGCTGCAGGAATTCCCAATAAAGTAACAATTTCAGCACTTGACAAGTTTGATATTGTAGTTGTTCCTGTAATGTTTGTAATTCCTGATCCTGTAGGAGGTGTTCCATAAGCGCCTGAATAAGCAGTCGTTGATCCGTTACATGTTACATAAATATCATAAATTGTAACCTCTGGTGTTGGTGTTACAGGAGTAGGTGCTACAGGAGTAGGTTCTACAGGAGTAGGTGCTACAGGAGTAGGTGCTACAGGAGTAGGTTCTACAGGAGTAGGTGCTACAGGAGTAGGTGCTACAGGAGTAGGTTCTACAGGAGTAGGTGCTACAGGAGTAGGTGCTACAGGAGTAGGAGTTGCTGCTAAAAATATTCCTATACCACTTGGGCCACGAAATAATGGACTCATGATTCTACCTGTTTACTACTAAGCAAACTTGTTCTGTGATGCAAGAGCAGTAAATGTTTCTGCACCTGTTTTCCTAATTGTATAAACATAAACATCTGTTGAGTTAATGTTTCCTGAAGAAGGGGCTATTCCACCTAACCATTTAGGAGTTACTGATGCACCATCAACAGTAAGTGCTGTTGGGTAATATGCAGTTCCACTTTGAGGAGATTCAAATACAACAGAGATTTGCTGACCTGTTGCCATTAATGAATTAAGAGTAGTTGTTGCATTGCCACGAATATTTATTGTCCAATTTGCGACGGCATTGGAAGTACGAATATCAATAGAAGAAGTAGCAACATCAATATCAATTGCTCCAGTTGCTGCTGTTGCAGAAATAGTTGTTAATTCTTTTGGTGATACAAGTGAAGATTTATCAACTCCGTCTACATAAGACTTTGTTGCTAAAAGAGAAGTATCTGCTATGCCATGGACATTTGTTGTAGATGAATTATGTGTTGTAATTGCAGCATTTCTGGCTAATACTTCTGCTGCATCTGCTGCAGTTCTATTTACTACTTCAAGAGCATCTGCATCTACAAGATTCTGTAAATGTTTTGCAATAGATGGGGTTAAAAGGTTTGCGGTATTTGTATTTGAACCGTCATAGGCATAAGATCCATAGTGGTAAAGTCTTAGCGCTGCTTGAATATCGGCTGCATCTGAAAGTCCAGGTATTTTGGCATTGAATAGCCCAGTACCACCAACGGTATTGTCAATATTCTCTGCTGCCACTATAAATCACCCTTTTTCATTATACCACCGTAATAAATAGGTGGACACGCTTAGTACCAGTTATCGGTCCCCAAGTTGTTCCATCATATTCTACACCCTCTATTTCAAGTGGTAGTGCTCTAATGCTTCCGCTATCTACTACATCTTTTACTACAAGATTTGTTGCTAATGGTCCAGCAGTATCTGGAGATGAAATAGAATACTGAATACTAAAACTTGCAGATGTAAGGTTTACGTCGCTTGCAATTTCTGTTACGTTAATTGGTGGAATAGTTAGTTTTCCATTTGCAGCAGTTACATCTTTTACAGCAGAATAAAAATTTGTTTTTAAACTAAGCATTTCAGTCCACTGTGTTCCAGTTGTTGTCGCTATTCTTTGAAATACTGTTTTATATGTATCTGAGTATGGATTATAGTCAATTGCAATATCTAGCGCTTCAATTCCTGTTGGAAGGTTAAGGATATCTGCATGAACATTTGCATCTTGTGGATTTCCGTTTGATCCCACAATAATACTTCCACGATCACCCTGTGGCCCTATGTCTAGGTCAAGACTTATTTCTACTGGACCACCAAAAACTGTTAAATCGTCATTTGATACTAATATATCTGCCATTGTTAATCTCCAGGGACTGGATCTCGTGTGACTTGATCAGTAACTGTGATTGTTCCAGTCATAAGTGTAATTACTTTTTCATAAAATGGGCTATCTGGTCCTCCAGCAGGATATCTTACTTCAACATCATAAACATATTCTGTGCCAGCAACAAGTTGATTTCCTTCTGTTGGTCTAATTGCACATTGGACAAAAGTATTAGTCTCAACATCAACTCTAGCAAAACATTTAATTGTTGCTGATTCTGCACTTCCTCTTGCTGTGGCAATTGAAAACCTTGCTTGCTCATATGGAGCGACTCCAGTAACACCATCAATAGTGTTTGTGTTATATAGAATATTGCTGTCATAAAATGGACTTAGGTCAAAAACCGTTCCATCGTTCTTTTTCGGGTAGATACGAAACTCAAAGGTGTCACCCTTATAGTAATTAAAGTCGTAGGTTGCTGGAAATGCCATGGTTTTATTATACCACGCTGACGTAGACAGAATTGAATATTACAGATGAATCAAAGTCTGTTCTAATTTGTGGAACAGCGCCATTGCCCCACATTGCTTGGTTTTCAATAAATATTTGTTGAGTGACTGAAAGATTATAAGTATTCTGATATTTAAATGATCCTACTAATTGTACAAACTCCTGATCATTGCTTGCAAAATAGGTTCTTAGCCAAACCTCTGTATTTGAGGTATATGTGGTTAGTTCAAAGTTATATGTTACGGATACTTGGGAGCCTTCTTTTATACCGTGAAAGTTTAAGGCTCTCTGGTGGCTATTCCAAAGACTGGTACAGCCTGCTGGAAGGTATTTTTCATTTTGACTCTTATCTTTTGTGTCTAATAAAAGAGTTACCCAACCATCGTCTCCTTGAGAGATACCAAGTTTGATTGGTTTTTCAATAGTGTTTGTATATGAGGCCCAACCTGCTTGTTGTCCAGATGATGACAATGAACTTTGGCCATTGACTCCTGCTGGACCACGATCTCCTTTAGGGCCAGGATTTCCCTGTGCTCCTTGCAATCCTTGTTCGCCATTTCTGCCATCTCTACCTGCAGGTCCTTGTGGTCCGACTGGGCCAGGGACTGGAAGAAATGAAATAGCATTATCTACAGTAGGATATGTTTGACTTTGTTCTACTTGTGCAGCATAAGAAGATTTTTTTGCACCTGGGAAATCCATAGATTTAGAAACAGCCATGGAGTTATTATCTCACTATATTAAGTCAGTGACTCTATAGATGTAATGATTCCGTTGGTAACTGTAACCATCTTGCTATCTGAGGTTTGGAATGTTCCTGTTGCTCCCGTTGGTAAATCACCAATAGTTGCAATTTGATTATCAGCAACAGTTGGATCATCTAAGAATTCTCCACCATCTCCAGATATAACAACAGTGTCAGGAGCAAGTAAAAATAAAGGATCTGCATCTTTACCATAAAGTCCATTAACTTTTATTAAACTGTCTGGTGCTGGGCCAGTTAATAATCCATCAGATCCAAATACCCATTGGTTTTCAGATACTTCTTCTCCAGGCGGTCTTGTGCTTACCAATACTAATCTTTCTTCATCAGAAACAAGAACTTTATTTCTTTCTCCACCAATAACAAAAGTGCTGTTTTTAGAGAAAATGTCCCACTCGGCAGTGTTACCAACTGGATCTGCTAAACCACCATTTGCTTTTGCAATGTATAGATTGTTATCGCTTCCTCTTACAACTGCAAGATCTGTAATGTATCCATTACCTGAAATATAGTTTCCTAAGTATACAAGTCCGCTAGAACCATTTGTTCCATCTGCACCTTTTGCTGCAAGCAAGTTCCAGATAAATCCTTGTGCAGGTGTGTCTCCAACGTTTCCACCATTTGCATTAGCACGGTACCAAAGTTGTCCATCGTATGTTGCTAAATCTCCAACAGCATATGCTGCGCCACCACTGTATTCTCCAGTGTAATTCCAAATAGCATCTGCCCCATCTTCTCCTGGTGTACCAGGTGCTCCTGGAGTCCCGTCTCCGCTACCACCTGTTGTAGTAAAACGTGCCATGATTAATCAAGTCCCATTTTAAATAATGCAACTTTAGAGTTGTTGGTATCTGTGATTGCATATAGCGCATCTAGTCCAGGTAGTTCTACAGACCATGCTGAGCCAGGGGCAAGACGGTATCCGTAATCAGATGCTGTCACTCCTTCTCCTCCAAGGTATACATATGCAGAAGCATCTACATTTTGAATTGTAATATCCATTCCAGAATGCATTCCGTTTGGAGTTAGTCTGGTAGCAGAAGCGCTACTAAGAGTTGTAAGGGCATGAGTTGTCATGCCTAGATTATATCACCTATTTACTTTGAAAGTTTTATCTTTAATTCTAACCAGCGTGGGCAACTCAGGTCTTGGAGTTGATATTTTAACTACTGCCATTAGAGACTACCTGTTACATCTCCAATTACTGAGATGGTTCCAATCAAAGGTGTCCAAATTGTTTCTACGTCAATAGTTACTTGAAGGTCAAAAGTTAATTCTGTTACAACTGATTTATAACCAGTACCCCATAATTCAGTAATAGATGCTGGAGCCATAATGTCTACATATCCACTTCCTGCCGTAACTTCCAGGGTATCAAGAGCATCAGACTGAGGATCATAAGTAGTAGCCTCAAAGGTCCAATCAGAAGTATCAAAATATGTTACTTCGTCATCTTCTAAAAATTCAACACGAAGCGGGGAGGTATCTCCTCTAACGATTTGCCATTTAATTCTGGCTGGATCTGCTCCAAAAACTTCTGGTCCATGCATAGTCATAATGTGATTATACCATAAAAAAGACTAATACCTTGATTGGTGGGTATAGGACAAACCAAGGTATTAGCCAGTAATAAAAGTATACCATAATAGACAAAACGGACATAACATTTAAAGTTATCAAATTGTTATAATAGACAATGTCCGATTTGTTACCATATGTCTTTTATGCCAGGTATTGAATAGTGTATACTAAATATATATAAGAAAAAAAAGAACTATCTTTATAGTTTTACAAACTATCTTTATATATAGTATATAGCAAATTATTTATCATTAGCAGCAATGTGCTTAATTAGAATTTCGTACATTTCGTCAAGTTTCTTTTCTTGGCGATCTCTAGATTTGATAGAGTCAATTCTCTGTTCGTCAACAGCACTTTCTAATCTATTAATTTGATCTTTTACCGATGATCCGCCATTAGTTTTAAGTTCGTAAAGATAATGCTTTACAAGCCACTTGATTCCAAAGGCAATTGATGATACAATTGTAAGTATTGCTACTATTAAGGAAGCCCAGTCTTGAATTGTCATAACTATATTATTATACATGGAGTTTATTAAAAATGAAGACAGACATACTCAATACATTAGAGCATTCGACGAATCTTATTATATCCCCTGACATGGATGGCTTTATGACCGCAAAATTATTAGAGCGTTTTAACGGTTCGCAAATAGTAGGCTCATACGACAAAAATATTTTATGTCTCGCCGACGGGATCAATCCAGAAGAATGTCTGTTTGTCGACTGCGATATGAATCGGCAAGAGTATGTATCTCTCGGCAATCATATGCGACTCTTGGAAGATAATATGTCCGTCGAGTCGTTTAATCCAAATGTTCACTTTGGCGTCACGACATATAGCGACAAGTTTCCTTTCGCAACCGCCTTTTTGATAAGTTTCGCAACAGAGGTTCAAACCTCCAATCTTGACCTCATACGCATGGCTTTCGCTGACTCAACTCTCAAGAACATGGAGAAATATAGCGAGAACATGCGAAATTGGTCAACACGGATGGATCATCCTGCAGTACAGTACATAATGGACAATTCGGACATTGCAAGAAAAAATGATGCACAGGCAAGGTTTGATTATGTTGATCAATCATTTACTTCTAAACGATACGGCAAGCAACGATACCTGGATACCCTTAATAACGCCCTAGAAGGTCAGGGTATGAAGTTTAAACCACTAACTATGGGTAGTAAGTACATATGCGACAAAGTTGGCAAAGAAACCGTTATAAGGTATAATAGAGATATCATCTCTTATGCAGAGATATTTACAGGAGAGTATTCTGTAACTTACAACCAAGAAAAGGAATGGGTATGAATAAAGAAGAAATTATTGACATGATGGTAGAGAGTATTACTGCTGATAACAGAGAACTTTGCAAGCAAAACAATATGAGCGATGAAGAAGCAGAAGCGCAAATTTCACAAGTACATCCAACGTTAGTATACATGGCTTCAAATATTTACACAAAATTGAAAGAAGGTGGCGCACTTGCCTAAATATTATTACAAACCAATTTTTGAAAAAGTCCAAGAAGCATATCTGGCAAATGCCAAAAAAGACTACGAGCCAGGAATTTATATTGAGTCTAATGTGGATATTGTTGTAAATGCAGATTCAGAAGAGCATGCAAATATGATTTGCTATGGGTTTATTGATGTAGGTATGTGGAAATTATATCAAATTAAGGATTAAGGTTTAGGCCATATTTTTTACAAATTGGGCTATCTCATGTGCTGCTTCATGATGTGTACCGTGAAATTTTAACTCGATCTGGTTTGCAATATGTTGTCTAAGTCTTTGCTCAATATTAAATAGCAAAACCGCTTGTTTTTGTTCTGGAGTTAACTCTTGATGATCGCTATTCATTTTTGCAAGAACATCCTGAGCAACAAGTTTCTGAAAATATTTTTACAGCCAACGAAGAGTAGTCTGTAGGTCTGCCCATATTGTCTGTTGATTGCATAGGTTTGGATTCGAATAAGAAATTTTCATCCCAGGCATTTTCTAGATTGTCCAGAATTCCCATTTAATTATTCCTGTGGTGCACTCATATGAGGATTAGTGCATGTGCATGCTTTGCAGCAGTTATCGCCATCATAATTTGTTTCGGTCATAGATCTATTATAGCACCATTCTGAAAAATTATTTTTTTAAGTAATCTATCATTCTTTGAAGGATCTCTACGCTGTCTTTGGCATTACCTAGCGCAGCATTACAGTGATGACACAACAAACCTCTAATACAATTACCACAGGCCCTAGTTCCAGGACAGCAGGAATGATTATGGTCTACAGATAGGCGCTTTCTAAATGTACTTTCTTTTAAACCACAAATCCTACAACTATAGTCTTGATCTTCTAGCATTTTATGATATTGCTCCATTGTCAAACCATATCTTTCAATATTTCTTGTATGTCTAAGTATGGGAGCACAAGTAATACAATATGATAATTCTTTATATTTAACGTTTTTAGATTGCTTCATTTCCTCTTGAGGAAAATACTCTCCACAGTTGCGACAATGAATATTGCCAGAAGAGTCTAATTTTCTAGGAAATATACGTGTGGCATCATTTTCTTTAATGTCATATGCCTTTACACAAACCTTGCACCAAGGCTTTAGTTTATCTTGTGCTTTAGAGTACTTGTGAAAATGTAATAGGTTTTTATATTCCCTGCAATTTGTACATTGTTTTTGATTTTTGTCATTGTATTGAACTTTTGTGTATTCTTTTCTCATATTATAAGTATATCATAAAATTCAGATTTATTCAGATTTCTATATTTACACTTTTTGGAATATTTTATTCAGATGTACGATACACACTATACAGAAAATACACACAAAAAAATAGTGCGCCCATAACAGACGCACTAGATCTTGGGAAAACCTTCTACTTCATTCTACCCTGTATCCATCCATTGTGTATACCTATGATGGGTGCATCAATACATACCGCCACACCTTGGTGTAGGGTGCTTCCCATCAATTCAATGAACTCGTGTACATGCTCCTTGGTATCGAATTCCATACCCCGCGTTGTACCGCTTGTTGTTGTTAGTGTTAATTTAATCATTGTGTTACCTTTCGCATGTGTGCTACTACATTGACAGAAACCTTTTGTAGGTCTGCTACTACCTTGTTCATTTCATCTGCTGAGTTAGCAGTAAGCCCTGCGCCTAGTAATTGTGCGCCGTCCCATAGTGAGTAAGTGATAGTCATTTGATAAGCCCTCTTTTCTTTAGTAATTCTTGAGCCTTAGCGATTTGCTCAGGTGTAGCGTTGCGATAAGCGTTAATTGTTTCTCTTATCCATGGTGACTTAGCCATAGCCTTCTCATGGGCTTCATGGCGAGCAATCGCTTGCTCGGCTTGTATTCTATTTAGTGTATTCATCTTGAACACCTTTCTTTATTTTGTATACTGCAAGTATAACAGAGAAATGTCAAAAAGTCAAGTCCTAGCACGGCGTGTCGCATGTGATGTCCGTCACACGGCACGTGTCAAATCGACACACCGATAACCTCACTATTGTTACGCAATCGTTATAATTCCCCCTACTAATGTGACCTACCTCTCATGTGATACACCTCATAATGTCCCTAATGTCCGTTTTGCACCCCTCAATTTGTCAGACCCCCCTGCTATACTTACAGTATAAAGAAACACAAGCGGTAAAGAAATCCGCTAAAGAAAGGTGGTCATAAATGACTACATTAGATAAAACAACAGTATGCGTAGAGCATAACCCTTATTTCACCGCTATCTCAGAGGTAGCCGATGTGCAATACACATTCTGCCAAGATTGCGAACAGAATATAGACCGCTTTTGGCTAGACTATGGAATGGAACGACTACCAGAGTGGTCAGATTGGTCGGTTACTAAATGAGTATTTGGACTAGAATTGCTACCACTAGCAATTACCCAAAGGGCATGATGAACCTATGCCCATGTGGTCAGGTGGTATTAGCCCCTGCGCTATACCATGAGGGGCAGTCATACATGACTAACCCTAACAAATGTAAAGACTTATTCGAAGGAGTAAATAAATGAGTACCTATGTACCTATCAAATCCGTATGTGGTGCGGTAACTACCACAATCGACCAGTATGACTATGACCTAAACCCTCATGGTGTTATCTGTTGCGATAACTGTAACTCTATCGTGTTATGCCGTAAGGCTTGGGATTTTCTATACAAGGAGGTTAAGTAATGAATAACTATGAGTTTAATGTCTATGTAACAGTAGAGGCAGAGTCCTATGATGAGGCCATTGATGTATTTGAGTTTCAATTAAAATACGGAATGAATAAAGATAATGTTTATTGTGCAGATATAAAAGATTTGGGGATAAGCGAATGAAAACACTTCAAGAAAAACTTGACGCAGTAGCGTTAGAGTTAGAGCCAGTACTTTGGGAATTACTAAATGAAATCGAGGATAAATAAATTGTTATTAGTTTTAATTGCAATGATTGTGTTTGGCTTTTTGTATTCACTCTAGTAGTAAAGATCGCATGGATAAATACCCTGCGATTTTTGCACGTGGCGGTTATCCACAGGGGGTGTGTATAACTAATGTGTTTAAGGTCACACAATTATTTCCCCCATTTACGGCGTGTCGATTTGCTTTTTTGACATTTCTTTGCTATACTTCTAGTATAACAATTAAATAATGACTAATAAAGCAATGAGCCTTAGCAAATAAATGTGACGAGTATCACAGTGAGCCTAAGCAAATAAGTGCCCAATTTGTCAGACCCCCCTGTTATACTTATATTAACAAACAAACGAAAGGTAGTCACTAAATGACTTACACTATAAAACTCGAAACCTATTCAGGTTCCGTAAAAAATATCCCCCTATCAACTAAAGGACAGGTTGCAGATTTTATCTCTAACTATCCTAATGCGTTACCTGTTGGCGTATCTGTTAAAGTATCTTGCGACATGCTAGGTATTCGTGGAACACTTAGAGGAAAGGCACTTATCTAATGATAAACTCAGTACTCTCTATCCCTTGCGAAGAATGCCACGCAACAGGTTTAATCTTTTTTGGCGATGAAGATAATTTCGATGTAGAATCTTGCGTATGCGATTTTGGCATGGAGCAAGACCTTAATTTATTCAATACACCCGAATCAAACTAAAGAATAGGAAATAAAAAAATGACAGTATCAATCGAACACAACCTAAAGTTTATCACAGAGGTAGACGAGACTCACCCCGTAGGAATGCAACTGCTTAGACTTTCAGAGTCAATGCAAATTGTAATGCTTGAAGGAATGCTAAAAGAGTTACTTGCTCCCCGCATTCAACCCGCCATTGATGAATTAAATGCTAATGGTTCATATGCAATTCTTAAGGTGGTCAAATAATGATGACACGCAAAGACTATGTAGCAACCGCAGAAATCCTGCACGGATTTAAAGATTTAATCGGTGACCAATTAGTTTTTGAAGATTTGGTCGATGAGTTTTCGCTAATGTTTGAAAGCGATAACGAAAGATTTGACCATGTAAAGTTTTTCAATGCTTGCCATAAGGAAATGGAGTTAGTGTAATGACAACAACAACAACGACAACTACATCAACAAACCCAGCAACAGTTACAACTACTGCAACTGCAACTCTCTTGCCATGGAATGGATTTGCAATTTCGGGCTTTGTTCTTTCACTTACTATTTGGCCAATGGCTTTTATCTTTAGTCCAATAGCACTTAGCCAATTTAAAAGAAATGGTGAAAACTGGAACAGAGGTAAAGGTCTTGCAACTGCAGGTTTAATTATTGCAATAGTGCAAGCAGTTTTTACTGTTTTGTTTTGGGATTATCTTCTTAGCGATATGGAATACTAATCCTATAATAAATTATCCTGAGCATGATTTAAAACTGCTCGATCTTTTAACAAAAAAAATGCACGTGTGACTTATCCACAGGCTGTGTATAACTTTAAGTAGCATGTGATTTTTCTCACACTCTCTGAGCGTCTCATTATTTAAGACTACTCGCTAGTAGGTTGATAATTTATGACTAATAGGCTAGACTTACATAGTAAGAAAAAATAAATAAGCAAGATTTGTCAGACCCCTATGGTAGGATAAAGTTAATAACAAAAAAAGAAAGAGGTTGCCCAATGGCTACTAAACTATACACAATACAGGATTTACTAATTGGTAAAAACTATCGTTCCCGTAATCGTCACTTTGAGGGAGAAATTATTTCTGCCTCTCCACGCCCTGCAATTTGGTATGGAGAAAATACTGAGGCGTATGTCGTTGAAGTCTATGACCGCACTTTGCGAAGTAAGTTTGCAACAGTAGCAGTAAAGGTTGGTGAGTAATGAATAACGAATACCTATACGCAGTAACAGTATCGTATGATAGTAACCCCGTTCATTGGACGGGTCGTTACTCTGATGCACTAAGTGCAGTTAATGCTTTCAACGAAATTGTTGATTGGGGATTTGCTGATGAATATTCAACAGTTAATTTATCTGAACCAAGTGGAAAGATGCACACCCGCACTTTCTATCGTGAAGGACGAAAGGTCGTAACAAAATAATGGGAAGCGTAACTGCACTCGGTATTCAAGATACCGTACTTGATTTAGAAACACAATTAGCATATCACTTGCAGGGTAATCACTATCCTCCAGTACCGCTATCTATGGTGCAACCTTGCATAGATGCTATTGACGCATACTATGATGAGGACTACCGCAGAGAGATAGATTTGCCTCAAGGAGTGTTGTGGCGTGGGCAGGTTACTGCACCAGCAGATGCAATAATTGAGCAACACCATTTATCTTTTTGGCTACCAGAGGAGGACTAAATGTCTGATACAATAAACAATATGGAACTTAGATTTGCTGATAACTTAAAACCATCTCAACTTATAGAAGGCGATCTAATTAAGGTTGATGATGAATATGTAACTATTGAAACCATTACAGAAAATGAAGATGGATTTAATATTTATACTAGAAATGATTTTAACGAAGAGGGTCACATTTATTTATTTGATGATGAAACTATTGAGTGGTATGTATTCTTTGAAGAAGACTAATCACTAAAGTATTTTTATGTGCTTCCCCGCATAAAAATGCACGTGGCGCCTGTGTGAGATTTATCACATTTAAGATATTGACATTTTTTCCCATGTATGCTAAGATTAATTTATGAAGAAAACACCAGAGGAATTACGCAGGCTTATGGAATTACGCCGTAGCAATGCGGCCTCTGCCGTGCCCTCTAAGAAATCCTATAACCGTAGGAAATGTCAGTCCGAAATGCTACAATTAAAACAACAAGAAGGAGAATAGCCCCATGGGAAATATCGCAGATGAATTCTATGATGAATACTATGCAACAACCTGCCCTGAATGTAAAGAAAATGCGGTAGACGCATATGAAGAAAAATGCACTCATTGTTTACTAGAAGAAATGTCCGCAACCTATAACGAAGACATTGCTCTAGAAATGAGTCTTGGCCTTGACTACTAATACACTTAAACTAAAACGCTCTAAAGATAGAAAGGTTGCTAATGCCGTCACACCTAATGGAAAACAAGCAAGTATCGCAAATACCTTTGGCCTCCCTGCTGGAAAGGCTTTCTCGTGTCCTGGTGCCACGAGTGTATGTGAATCCGTATGCTATGCAGGAAAACTCGAAAAGATCTTCCCAACCGTAAAAGTTAACCTGCTACACAATTGGGCCCTGCTAAAAGACGCAGACTATTTAACTATGCTTAATCTCATTGCTGAGATGATTGCAGACTTCAAGGCTGATTGTATAAAGAAAGACGCCCCCATGCTATTCCGCATTCACTGGGACGGTGACTTCTTTAATGATACTTATACCACTGCATGGTCCGATGTAATCAAACTTAATCCTGATATTCAATTTTGGGTATACACTCGTGTAAAATCTGCAGCCCTCCTACTTAAGGACATTGATAATCTTAGTCTTTATTTTTCTGCTGATAGTGAGAATGTAAAAACTGCCGTTGATTTAAAAATTAACAGTGGTGTACGCATGGCATACCTTGCTAAGAATTTTGCAATTGGTAAGGCAGACATAAAAGAAATGATTGGTAAGCCTGCTGCTAAGTGTCCTGAGAATAATAAACAGATTCCACTTATCTCAACAAATGGAAGCGCTTGCGTTTCTTGCTCACTTTGTGTATACTCTAAGAGTGACATAATTTTTTCATCGAGTAAGAAATGAGATAACATGCGTAGTACTCAAGTTATACTTTTATTTTGGTTGTTGCTTCTTTTATTTTTCCATCAATAAAATAAAAGGGTGCACGTCGCAAAGATCCAGGTTTGTCAAGTTTATGATAGGCTTTTAAGATGTGATTAAGGACACACCGCAAATCCCCCGCTGGATTGGTATTTATGACATTTTTATGCTAAAATTATACTATAAGCAATTAACCCCCACAACAGAAAGGCAAGACCCAAATGACACTACACGGATACACTTACCAAATTGGTGATTTATTCACAACAAGCAAGACAGGCGTTACAGGTCGTATCGCAGGATTTACACCAATGTCTAATAAGGTTACTAGAGTTAGCCTCATCTTGGCAAATGGCGCACAACGCCTTGCTATGGTTAAGACCTCTAAGTAATCTCACAATGTGAGAAATGTTAAGTTTCGATTTGACATTTCTACAACCAAAATGTTATACTTAGGTATAACTAAATAACAACCCCTAAACAGAAAAGAGAAAAACAATGTCAGTAGCAACAGCAACATACAAGGTCGGCGATACTTTCACGACACAGAAGTCAAAGGTAACAGGAGTTATCCAAGAAATTAACCCACTACCAAATGGTAATGTGCGAGTTAAGTTAGATGTAAATGGTTCAGCCCGTTACACAACTTGGACGGCTAAGTAATCTAATTACTAATTCCTGAGTAGGAATACAAACTGCTCAACCTCCCCCAACTAATACCCCATAAAAGAAAAGAGATAAACAGATGGCTAGAGCAAAAGCAATAAATGTAAAAATCCCAACAGTTCGAGTAATCGCAGGACTAGAGCAAGCACTTGCTACACTAGAAACAGACTACGCAACACAAGAAGCAAAAGAAGCAAAGTATGAAATTGCTCGCAAGGCATGGCAGGAAGCACTTTGTGCCTATGCCGTAGCAAACATCTCAAAGGCAGAAAACTTCCGTACTAACTATCGTCATTGGTCAAACAATCTTAACATTGACTTTGACTTAACAGTTACAGAAAAAGAAATGCCAACAGAGCCTGAGAAGGACTTTGAGACAATTCACATTAGCACTTATCGTGAGTCAAAGAAAGAAATAACAAACGCAATTCGTCTGTTAAAGATGACAGATGAGGAAACAGTTAATACCTCAACCTACAACGCAATCGCACAGTACCTATAAATGAAATTGGGGGAGGCGTAAAAACCTCCCTCAACTTTCGCCAGGCTGATTAGGGCGATAATAGAAATACTATAGAGCAAGGCTCCTGCAGGCCTAAAGAAGCAGACATCCTGAGCACGATCCAAAAAGGCTCACCCTTAAGGGGACTTGACAAATGTCAGTGGTGCCCTGTACAATTAAATTAAACCAACTACAGAAAGAGGCCCCCATGGACCAAACAGAAGAATCAGTAACAGTAATACCAAACACAACGCAAGAATTCCTTTTATCTCAGATTAAAATAAAAGATGAGCGTATTGCTCAACTTGAAGAGCACACTCAAAAAGTAACCCAGCGCTCTTATTCCGATTCAGCAGACCGTAACCGTATGGTTGAGGGAATGAAGGACTGGACCCTTAGTGAATTAAGTAATGAAGACATCACTGAATCTCAAGCAGAACAAATTGCTGAAATCATGGGCTTTGAATTAACAACAGAGTTTGAATTGGAAGTTACAGTTCTTTATTCAGTTACTGTTAATGCTCGTGATGAAGAGTCTGCACAGAATGTAATTCACGATATTGATTTTGATACCGTGCAATATGACTCAGATAATATTTCTTGGTTATCATCGAGTGTTGATAGAATAGATATTTAGTAGGGGGCTACTAATACAACTGGCCACCGTACAGCCAGTATAAATAAGTGGCGAAACATCCTGAACACGATGTAAAACTGTTCACTTTTTATTTTAATTTGCACGTGGGGGTTATCCACAGGTTTATCCACAGGCTGTGATTAAGATCACCTTTAAGAAATGTCCGAATTGCCCCATGTATACTTATACGATTTGACTTTGTCAGTCCACCCATGTATACTTAGATTAACAACAACAGAAAAGAGAAACTCATGGCACATGACCTAGAAACACAAAACGGCGTTGCATCATTTGCATCATTCCGTGAACCTGCTTGGCATGGATTGGGTACTGTATTCACAGAAGAAAAAACTACATCAGAAATGTTGGCGCTTGCTAATCTTTCTAATTGGAATGTTCGTCTTGAAGATTTAACAGTACCGACCCACTTATCATCAGATAAGAATTATCAATATGTATTGCGTACTAACCCTACAGATACAACACAGACCGACATTCTTGGTGTCGTTGGTGAGCGTTACCATGTAATGCAGAATGAAGATTTATTCTCATTCGGTGACAACATTCTAGACGGCGGAGGCCGTTGGGAGACTGCTGGCTCAATTAAGGGTGGCCGTGTTGTGTTCGGTGCGTTGGCACTAGAGCGTGAGACTGTCCTAGACCCTAGCGGTGTTGCCGATAAGGTAAAGACTTATTTACTTATCAACACATCACATGATGGCTCAATCGCTATTCAAGCAAGCATCACACCTGTTCGTGTTGTGTGCGCTAACACTCTCAATCTTGCTCTTGGCTCAATCAAGAAAAAGAATGGCGTTAAGCAATCATTCAAGATTCGTCATACACAGACTGCAAGCGGTAAGGTTGCAGTTGCTCGTGAGACTCTTGGAATGGCTAACAAGTACATGGACGCATTTGATATTATGGCTAAGGCTATGATTGAAAAAGAAGTCAATGCTAAGCAATTCAATGATATTGTATTGGCTGCATATGCAAAACCAGAAACAGATGCTAAGGGTTCGCTAAAAAAGTGGGAGAATAAAATTGATTCAATCAATGATATTTACACAGGCGAGTTCAATGGTATGATTGCTGGTAGTGCATGGGGTGCTTTCAATGCACTAACTGAGCGCCTTGACTGGTATCGTTCTGCTCGTGGTGGTTCTAACGAATCAATCCTTGCATCAGCATCAGGATTTGACCCTGCTATCAATGCAGAAAAGAATCGTTTGCTAAAAGTTGTACAGAATGTAATGCAACTCGCATAACAAAAAAATCCTAAGCATGATTTAAAACTGCTTTCCTTAATTGGAGTGTTAGCATAGTTGGTTAATGCGCTACCCTGTCACGGTAGAGATCACGGGTTCAAGTCCCGTACACTTCGCAAAATCGCCACGTGTGGAAATTAGTACAAATCGGACATAAAAATGTCAAATAAAATAAACTTTACGATAGTCAAACCTTTTCCCCAAAAATGTCAAACCTAAAAATCTTTACGAACGACTTGACATTTCCCCCAATCTCTGCGATAATTAATACATGACCCAAACAATGAGAACGATTGACGAATTAGTCAATGAGATGTACATGGACAATGAGCCACATCTCGAATACATGGAGAATATGAACGGTGGGGATTGTGATTGTAACATCCACACTACCTTGAATACAATAGTCAAATACTGGTGGGATGAGGAGAACTGATGTTAGGCTATGACATTGATGATTTAGATAAGATGAGCAATGCCGTTCATAACTCATATAAGTATTTAAGTGACCCTGATGATAAAGAAGGTATTCTCATGGCACAACAGTTTCTTCAAGGCCTATGGGCAGAAGGGTACTTTGACTAATGAATCCTGATGGCACAAGAGATGTTGTTTACTCCCCTGATAATTGGGGCATTGATGCTCCTGACTGGGCTACCCCAACCTTTGGGTCCTATAATGATTTCTTAGATGAGGATGATGACTATGTGGAGTAAGTATACATTTGTTTGTGACCCTGATGAGTGTGACGCTCTTCTTGAGTTTACCGCTAGAGATGGCTTTGGCTTTCCCCTGGGATCTGTAGAGATGAAATGCCCATGTGGACGCTGGATGGCTTACATTAGCATTGAAGAGGTTTGGTCCCCCATCATTGATACTATAGAGATGCTTAATGATTTTAAGAAGCAAGCAGGCATAGCCATAGACTCTTTGGATGTGATGAAGGTCACACCCCCACAACTTGTAAAAATCAACACCAACCCGTATAATTAATATATGGACCTAAACACATTCCGAGAATATATCCGATTGCATGCCATATCCCTTGAACAGGATTTGGAAAGCGAGGACGGTGCTGATAGCATTGTTCCTTACCTTGAAGGAGCCATTGATGTATCCCGCCACTATTTGGAGGTAACCAATGAACGATAACACTACCCTTGACCCATACCTAATGAAACTAGTAGAACTTGGTATGGACGGAGCAGATATCCTGCACGGTCACCTTAAAGTTTTAATGGTTGAGGCAGAGAAGCAATTAGACCTGTGCATTGAAGCAGAGGAGTATTCAGAAGAAGCAATGGACTCAATGGCTCGTACAGAGGCCAATGGCTATTTTGACGCACTGTGTGAAGTCTATGCCCTAACTTATGCTATTGCTTTTGCCAAGGAAGAAGTAAAGAACCGCAAGGAGATTCTAGGTGAATAACGAACGGTTTATCGAAATGACTGAGGAAGAATGGTTTGAGACTTATAAGCCTGTTAAGAATCATCTTGAGACTACCTCCTCATTTGACGGACACATGTTTGAGACATATGGCTCAGAGGTAGAGTTTGTTAAATCTATCCCTGAAGACCGTATCTGGATGCTTGGTGACGGTGACGACGGTGGCATGTACATCTGGAACGGCTGGGGATTTGTAAATAGAATAGGATACTTTGTCACTGAGGTACCCTGCCCACCTGACACGACTATTCAGGTCCAAGTAGGTATACCTTGGTATTACTGTGAGGCCTGTGACTCAGAATGGGAAGACCCTGATAATCTTATTAGAGATGCCTTCCAAGAAGAGGATTTGGAAAAATGCCCTAACTGTGCTACCATTGAAGAAATGACCCTAGTAGGATTGGATAACAAATGACAAAATATGTAATAGATGAACTTACCTTAGTAGGAAGTTTTGCTGTTGACTCAGGCCAAGCAATGGTGGGCGACCCATGCTACCTTGACCAATGGAAAACAAATGAGGGTGAGCCATGGGATATGGAAGGCAAGATAGGAGAATACTCTTATCAAGGTGCTAGTGCTACAACGATTAACTCTAACGCAGGGGAGTTAGGAATTGGTAGCGCAATTGTATTTAACACAGGCTATGGTGACGGCTACTATCCTGTTTATATAAAGACAAATCAAGACGGACGAGTTGTAAAGGTAGTAATTGACTTCGAAGGCGACCTAGATGAGGAGCAAGACTAATGGGTGCACGGATCAACTATGTATTTAAAGATTCATTAACTAAGCCTTCAGTTGTACTCTATAGTCACTGGGGTGAGACCGAATGGCAACGGGACCTAGCAATGGCCCTGCAGCATTCAAAACCTAGGTGGATAGACGCCTCCTATGGTACCCGCATGATGATTAGTTATCTTACGCAAGACTCAGTCTTGGATGAGACAGGCTTTGGTATCTATGCTATTAATAACGGTGACTATGAATTTTGGGACACCACTGTAATCATCGACTTCAATACTAAGACTATTAATGAACTGGGCTCAGACACCTATGTTAATTGGGACCTATTCATAGCAGCATATCGACCAGTTTTAATGGAGCAAATCTAGGGAGTGGGTCCTCTAGATTATAGGGTGGAAGGGGCAGGCGTGGGGCTTGCTCTTTCCCCCACTTTTTGGTACAATAGATACAAGGGAGAACTATGCGTATAAGCAGACGAGTCACAGATGAGGAGAAGGTAGCCATGAAGTTAGGCAACATGGTATCTGACCTCAGAGTTGATTTGGAATTAGTCGGGGAATACCTAGCAAAGTCTCAGCCCTATGTCGTGTATAATAGATTACAGACAATAGCAGAGTCAGCCAAAGAAACTAAGGAAGGTACAAATTATGCCATTAACGGATTTTGATAGCAGGGCTTTAATTCTTGGACAGTTATGGGTCAATTATAAAAGTGATGACGAATGGACAGACTTCTTCGCTTATAGCGATTTAGGTTTGCCACTTGCTTTCTCTTTTGCTGAAGGCATTGTCAATCACACACCATCACTTGAACAATACATAAACGAGACATGGGATTTGTTTATTGAAGGTTTGGGTATTGAAGATGAAGGTTTTGCACGACTGGAAGATATCTTCACAGAAGAGTAACTGTGCCCCGAAAGGGCACGTGCATTATCATTCAATAACAAACCATCAAACCTTATAGCCAAAAGACATTACGAACCTCCAAATCTTTCCCCCTCCAGAACATTACGATCCAAACCTTTGTTTCCCCAAACTAGGTGTATACTTTATATATGAGTCCAAGACATTTTGCAAACCTTTATAAGCAAACCTCCCATCGCCATGATAGCCCAAGTGATGGTGATATATTTAATAAAGACTTTGGTGCTATATGTGGTATGTTGTATAGTGTTGTAACTCTTAAGGCTTTCTTTCCTAAGTCCCCCGCCCCAGCGATGACTGATAATCCTATCACTGACGGCAACGGCGGGGATCAAGAAGAACAAAACAAACCCCTATAGAATAACAAACCATTATCTCCTGGTTTCTTTAAATAACATAAAGGTTTGTTAAAAAAACATTACGATATGTGCAAATTTCTCCCTGGTTTCTGGGGATTTTTTTATATGGTTTTAGGGTTTGACAAACCATTATATCTGTGGTATCATCGGCTGCGAGATAGTTTGTAAGGTTTGGTATATGAGGTTTGAAGGTTTGAGGTTTGGGGCCCCCAAGACATTACGAACGCATCGTTAAAAGCGCCCCATTCTCCACTATCCTCCACTTCACTCCACTTCTAGGGTGTCTAATAAGATAATCAGTAAGATTAATCTGTGGATAAACCTGTGGATAACTTTATGAAATAAAGCCTAGGCTATCTCTAAACCTATATGCCTCATCAAGCATTGGATTATTTGGGACTGAAAGGTGAGAGTAATCTGACAAATTCTCTGGATTTAAAAACCTTACAAACATCATCCTAATATACTCTCCTTCTTTAAAATGCTTCAAAACCCTCCAATGAATTTCTTTATTTGCATTAAAGATTAAGGCACAGTTATCCTCTAACTTATAAGTTTCTAGGTTTAACCCTATATCCCAAACGGTATTAGACTCTAACTGTATACTAACAATCAGGTCATTAGTGTCTCCATCAAAATGAGGATTTAGTTCAGGGTTTCCATATAAAAGGCTATACTCTACAGACATGGCAGAGCCCATCTCTAAAGGTTTGCCAATCTCCTTTAGTTTCTCAATAGTCTCTGGGAGTAGTAGGCTTTCTAAATCACGAACCTGAATCCTGCCTAACTCATTATCAATAATTGTTGGGCTTTCTGATATTATTTTCTTTATATGATCTATTTCTTTTTTTGAAAAAATGTTATTTATTCTTGTTATTGACATACAAATATTGTACCATAATTGACCTGTGGATAACTCTATGATATGATAGATATATGTTAGATATCAGAGGCATCCCAACACCTGCATGTCCTTGTTGTGGCTCTACACTCTTGAGGGTTACTGTAGAGTTTGATCCACAAACTTATGAGATTCAGATGTATCTTTTGGATGATGCCCAATGTGTAGAATGTAAGTGTCTTATCACTGCTCCTACTCCATTAGACCATCCAGACTATGTATAACTCTGTTAACCATAATGTGATAAAATAGACCAATGGACAGATTCGAATCATCATATAACAAATTCTCTTTAGGCTATACAAACCCTATGATCAATGTCCTATGCTATGAATGTGGTGGTATGTATCAAACCCAGTATGGTAGAGAAGATGTTACAAAACAATGTCAAAAATGCGACGGTAAATAAAGATTACGATACACCAGATACTTCCCCCTATGGTATGATATATACATGGATAAAATTATAGAAGCCTCCAACAACAAGACATATGCCCTATTTAGGGGGCTATGCAAAGATGTGCCTAACTGGTCAGATTTCATAGAAAACTTTGATTATAACTACAATAGAGACAAAGACAAAAATAAAAATAATCCAGACCGTAGATACCTTACAGACCACATTATGGTTTATAATAAGTTTGACCCCATCATCTTTAATGCTATAGAAGACAAAACCACTAGACTATTTGATAAGTCATTAGAGGCACAAAGCCTTATAAAAGGTTTGACAAAAAATAAAATCAGTTCAATTAAAAGTATTATTAACTTCCTAGGCAATGAGCAGGAATACTGGATCCATAGTGATGACCACGCTGTTATCTCCTGGCACTGTGTTGGTACCATTGAGTGGAGATTCTATAAAAATGTTAAAGAAGAGGATATGGAGAAAATAAGCATTGAAGGTGCCGAGTATGACTCCGTAGTCCTTGAACCAGGAGATGTGGTATATGTGCCTGCTGGGGTGGTACATCAGGTTATTAATAACAAACCTAGAGCATCTTTAGTATTTCAATATTTTCCAGATTCTGACGCTATAGGGAATACTTACTAGTATAGGGATTACGATCCTTTCTTGACATCCCCCGCAATTTCTGATACAATCAATATATGAACCAATTTATGCAAGACTATGCCTCATGGGTCCTCGCTGTCATTGGGGTCGCAGGTATATATTTTGTTGGCCGTAAGAGTTTCTTCGGCTGGTATATTCTTCTATTCAATGAGACCCTATGGATGATATACGCTATTACTACTGAGCAATATGGTTTTATCTTCTCTGCCCTTGCATATGCAGCAGTATATGTTCAATCACATAGGCACTGGAAGGCTTTAGACAAAGAACAGTTGTCTTGGAGGAGTTTTACCAAGTTAGTTTGGGACCGTAATGATTAACATGGAGATACCTGATCCATTCCAAACCTTTGTAGCCAAGAAATATGCTAACGCTAAGGGCTATGTGCATGACTTCTTTACTGGAGAATGGTCTTATAGGTGTAGTACTTGTAAGGATGATATTTCTGGTCCGTCCCGCAAAATATTGACCAAGATTAGACTATACCACAGCAGGAATGAGTGTTTAAATGGTTGGTAAATGCGATCACACCTGGTATATGCGTGAGCCAGGGATACAGTGTACAAAATGTTTAGTTATATGGGAGAGTGATGAGGATATTAATCTGTCCGATTTGTAAGAAGGAATGGGATCTAAGATGGGGTATCTTTGCTCATGATTCCCTTGCTCGGCATATGAAGGCTACTCACCAATAGTGCCCGTGTAGGGCATAGAGAGGTTTACTACCTCTATTTTCGCCGAACTTTAAAGACTTGACAATTTTTTCGCCGAATGGTATGATGTATATATGACATGTACAAAGTATGGGTGCGACTACCAATTAGACCTTGATGGCCAGGTAACCTGTGCTGTCTGTGGGGCTATGGATGATGATAGACAGCCTGTGGATATCTTTGAAACACAAACAGACTTTGAGTAATGATATAATAGATCAATGGACAGGTTTGAGTCATCATATAGTAAGTTTGCTAAGTGGGAGCCATATAAAATAGCCTGTAGCAAATGTGATCAATTATATATCAAACAAGATGACGAGCCTTTTGTATGTCTTACTTGTGCTGCTAATAAAAGATTACGATGAATCTTTTGCTGCCTTATTAACCATACGGATCAAACCCCTACGAGTTATCTTGGATGCATCAAAGGTCTCTGTATAACCTCCTTGTGGCATATCTGCCTTATCCAGGAAAGAACCATGCTTTGCCCTTAGTGTTCTTAGTACTAGGGTTTCTACTGTTCTTGCTTTATCCCGTTCGGAAAACCACCAATACTTAATCAATATCCAACCCTTGGTCCTATGGCTTGCAAACCTTCTTCCGCTTACATCTGATATACCTATCTTGATAGCCTTATGTCGTGGGCTATAGAGTATATAGAGTAGGGTCATAGGTCTATTATACTTGATATGCCGTGGATAATTCTAGATATGTTATACTTAGTATATGAACAATTTTAAGTGTGCTTCTTGCGATACGATTCACTTTGACCTAGGAGAAAAAATAAATGTTATGAATCTAAAAGATAATCCGAATATGCTAGATCATTTAGATTTGCCTTTTCCTATTATAAAACAATCAATTAAAGGTAATGCAAAAATAATTGAATACAAAGATGTTTATAGATTATATATTGGAGAAAAACAATGGATGGCTTTAGACATGAACAATAAAAATGAAGTTAATGAACTTTATTCTTCATATGATTTAAGTTATGGAGATGTCTTATTGTCTGGTTTAGGTTTTGGAGTATTGGCTCAATGGATAGCCTCTAAACCAGAAGTTAAATCTGTTACAGTAATTGAATTTAGTCAAGATGTTGTAGATATATTTTTAGAAAACAACAAATTACATGAAAAAATTAAATTAGTTGTTCAAGATATAGGACTATACAAAGATACAAAGACTTATGATTGGGCAATTTTTGATCATTATGAAGGTGAAACACAGCCAACCAAGCAGGAAATAGAGAAAATCTGTAATAATATAAAATTTAATAATTTATGGTTTTGGTCATTAGAATATCGGTTAATTGAAAGATATAATTCTTGGTCAAAATTTAGAAATGATTATAGTTTAAAAATACCAGATCTAAGTCTCAAGCAGATAAACAAGTATATTATGGATTTATACAGTCCACAAAATTTTATTTTAGAAGAATAAAAACAACTTATACCTGACTTGACACTTCAAGCCTACTTGGATAATTCTGGATATGATATAATTATTATATGAACAATGCTAAATGTTTTTTTTGCGATAAAGACGCAACTCATTACGATGTGGTAGTAGATCACGCCGAATATATAGTTGCAGATGTCTGCTTAAATCATTTGTCTATGGGTCTTATTTCATAATATGAACAGAAGAATCCTTAAAGATGAATCAGAAGTAATTTCATTTGAGACTCCAGTTGATTTAATTATACATACAAAAGCACCTGGAAAATGGAAACTAATTGATTTAGAAACAGGAGAAGAATACCTTGGATCTGAAGTAGAAACTGGCTTTGCAGAAATGTTAAGGGAAAAAGTTAAAAAAGGAAAGATAGGAACTTGGATAAAAACTCATGGCAAATAAAAAATATAATAACTGTTTTGGAAGATACTAAATATGAAAGCAAATATAGAGTCATGTGACTTAAAAAAACATTTATTTGAAAATGGTGGACTGACCCTTATTTGTTCAAAATGTTCAAAAACATTTGAAGAGTATCAGGAAGACTTAGAAGTTTTTATTAAAGACTATAGAAATAACAAGAAGTCTTAGAGAACTATTGCATATGGCGCTAATGTTCCAGCAGGGTGTGTGTAATAAGTTATATCTTTATCTTCTAATAATTCTTCAATTGCATTTGATATATTCTTAAAGTCTTCTCCTGAACTTGTTTCTTTAAAGCCATTTTTTGTAGCAGCATCCATCAAAGTAGAATTAGCATATCTTATAATAACCTTGCCATTTTTATTAACAAGGAATTTTTCAAAATTTCCAAACATTGGCAGACTTTTTGCAAGGTTTTGGTAAATTGGATGTACATCTTCTCCCTCTAACAGTTTTCTTGGAAAGGATTCTGTTCTACCTGGATATAATTTTTTTAATGCTTGATTTGAGATTGATGTACCAACCATAGATGTAACTAGTTCAGAAAACCCATAGGTTACATTGTATAGTTCTTTTGCATAATCTCTTGCCTCTTCTGGACCATCAATCCCACATTCATACTGGTCATAAGTAATTCCTGGACCACAATAGTCGTTGGTTGGTATGGCAACTACTTCAAATCCTTGATCTTTGTATTTTTGATATAGCATTTCTATGATGCCGTATTGAGGGGCATTGCCACAATCTGCAGTAACATTAATAAACATTGTTACCTTGCCTTTATAGGAATTTAGCATATTTTCTTGCCCATCCCACGATTTTAGTGGAATATCATAAATAGATGTTGTCATATGAGTCCTCCTAAGAATTATAGGTTTATTATACACCTTTTATATTAAATCAGCCCTACTTTCTATGCCTGACTTGACACCTCAAGACTTGTACTGTATAATAAATATATAAAGTAAAACTATTGGAGGAATTATGATACACGCACTATTTCTTATACCAGCGCTTATTACAGGGTATATTGCTTGTTATATTGTAATGACATATAAAGTAGAGCAATAGTATGAGCGTAGATGAAATGGCATTACGAGAAGAGATTGCAAGGTCTATTGAATCAATTATGATTCAAGATTCTGTTACCAACGCTCTTGGCATGCGTATGCTTGCTGCAAAGGTAGCAAGAGGAGAAGATAACTATATGACAAATATCTTTGAAAGCCAAGTTGACTTTGAGTAAAGAACCTAAGATTGCTCAAATGGATTGGCGTTCCCTAGGCTACTGGCCTATATGGAAAGATGGAAAGAAAGTATGGGTACCTAGAGATGCTGAAGCATGCCTAGACTTAGATGCGTGGAAAAAAGATTTAAATAACTAAATTCTTTGGAACCTTTATTTTTTCATATATTCCATTTGAATAAGAATATCGAACTCCCGATGTAACTTTAAGGACTTCGTGAGTGCAATGATCTTCTGCGCTATGAATAACTAAATCACCTGGCTCTGGTTTATAAGTAATTGACTGGTTTGGGTATCTAAGTTCTCCACCACCAAAATCGTTTATATAGGCAACAGTACCAAAAATGTTATTATTTTTTAATATAAACTCTTCCCCTTCTTTTAAAAGCAAACTTTGCTTTCTTATATCTAAAAAGGCACCATTGTCCGCATGTAGACCCCAGGTATCTCCTACACTTAATATATTCATGGTGCTAGAATTTGTAATATTATATGGATCTTTTACTATTTGTTTGATTTTATTATATATAATGGTAAGACTTTTAATTTCTTTACTAGTATTTTTAGTATCCAACAAGAATTCTTTCTTTAAATTAATTTCATCATTTATGATTAACAAATCTTTATTAGATAAAAAATTTTTACATACATATATGTCTTCACCAATTTGAGTTAAATTATTTAAATTAAAAGGTATCATATTTACATTATATCATTATTCGCTGTCAAAATTATCAATTTGACACAGACTTTAATTTTTGATATAATAGATAATATGAAACCAACAGCACATATATACGATGTAGACGGAACGCTTGCCAATATAGATCCCTATCTGCATCATGTTCGTGGCTCTAATAGGGACTACGATGCCTTTCATGAGGCTTCTATAGATGCCCTGCCAAATGTAAATGTTTTAGAAATGTTAAATAATTCTGTTAGTGATGGTCATTCTATCCTTGTTGTTACTTCACGTAAAGAGAAATATCGTGGACTTACATCTATGTGGCTTGCTAAAAATAATATTAGATCTCATGGTTTATTTATGAGGGCAGATAACGATAATAGACCAGACTATGAAGCAAAAAAAGATATACTTGATAAAATAACTTTACTATGGAATGTAACTCATGCTGTAGATGACAATCCAAATGTAATAAAACTATGGGAAGATCACAACATTGCTACAACCAAAATAGGAACATGGGATGGGCAAAAGTCTTGATATGTACATTTGAATATGGTATGATTAGTTTATGACCAAAAGAGTTAAGAAAATTTATAAATGCGTTGAATGTGAGACTATGATTACTATTGTAACAAAGGTTCACGAACTACCCGAATCAATTATTTGTCCTTGTGACAAAGTAGCAGAAAGCCAGTGAGTTAATTGAAAAAATCTAATAACAAAGTATCTCAACATAAAATTAATAGAGCAACGAAAAATAAAAAAAGAATAAAGAATAAGCCCTATCTTTCTAAATTTGAAATACAACAAAATAGAATAAGAGAAGAACTCTTACTCCCTGCTTTATCATTAATGGGTAAAAGTTAAATAATCATGACATTTTTAAAAGGTTTTGCCAAAGAATTGTCAGAATCAGAAGTTAGTTTTAAAGAAATACATAGCAATATTTTTATAGTAGAAGATTTTATTCCTCAAGAAACGATAGATGCCTGTCTTGCTATCATAAATAAAACCACAGAATCAGAGTGGAGTTCTTTTTATTTAGAAAATTTAAAAACTTTCTGTATGGAAAAATTTAACAGAGATGATGTTGAAAACCTTGTTGCTGAAGGTAAATTTGAAATTACTGAAAACTGGGCCGATAAAAATCTTTATATTCCAGACTCTTTGATTGCTAAAACAATTATAAAAAGAATAAATGATCTGATAGAAAAAACAGACCAGTCTCTTGCATTGATTGGTTGCCACACTATTCAAAGAATGTATGATGGTGTTGAACTATTTTCTCATACAGATGTACATACAGACCCTTCAATTCAGTATGCAGCGATTTTTTACCTTAATGATAATTATGAAGGTGGACAACTTTTCTTTGAAAACTTAAACATATCTTTAAAACCAAAGGCTGGATCTCTTGTGCTTTTTCCAGGAACGGAAGAATTTAAACATGGCGTAACAGTTGTAAATCCTGGACCTACAAGATACGTTCTTGTTGGATTTATAAAAACAAAAGATTTTTACAATAAAAATAAATTTTAATTATAAAATTAAGAAATGTAAGGAAGTTTTTCTCTTTCAACCATTTCGTCTGGTAATATAACCAGTTGATCATTTTTCTTTAGTGGGTCTAGCCAAGTTTCTTCTATACGAGAAGGGTCTGCTGTTTGAAGTTTATATTCTTCAGTACCATAATTGTTAAAAGTTCCTGGATTTTTAATTGCTTCTAAACAAAAGTTTGAATATGAGTATCTTGATCCAGAAAGGACTGGTTTAACTCCATGAGCATAATCTTCTAATGCGCCATGAATAACTAAATCCCCTGGCTGAACGGGTACAACTATGTCTTGTTTTGGATAAAAAACTTCTCCTCCAGTAAACTCCCCAAAGTAAACACAAACTCCAAATTCTAATAGGCAACATGTTGACCATATGTCTGGTAATGTTAGGTTTTCATGATTTCCTTCACCAGGACTATCCCAATGAGGTTCCATTCCTGCGCCCTCTTTATAATGAAGCATGCTTAACAATGGGTGAACAACATATTGTGGAGCAAGTAGTTCAGAAACCTTTTCCCAAACAGGAAAAACTTCTGGGATAGATTCTGTGACACCGTAGTTTACCACTCCAAATGGGTGTTTTGTAGATTTATCTTCTCGCTCTTTTAATACTTTATTTACAAAATCAACCTCTTCCTTACTAATAAAATTAGGAATGTAATAGAGTTTCTCGTCTAGCCTTTGAAGGTTTGGATGTGATATAGTCATGACTTTATTATAGCACAATTTTTAGACTATACTTCAATATATTCCCGACTTTAGGCCTATGGTATAATTGTAATATGAGGCAATGCACCTGTGGTAGGTCAAAAACCTATCCCTATTGTGACAATACTCACAAAACAAAGGTAAATTCTGAAGATCTCACCCTCTCCTCAACCGACAACAACATAAGAGAAACTATATTATTAAAAATGAAAGAATCAGATAAAACTGGCAAAGTTTTATTTTTAAAAGGTTTTATGAGTCAATCTCCTGAATGGGGTGATTTTGTTGGCTTAATAAATCATCAATATAATAACCCAATAATTGATGAAGTAAGTGAAAATATCTATGATGAATCAAAAAAAGAAGAACATGGGGATCACGGGCCAAAGATTTTGTTAAATAATAACAACAAAAGTACAAACATGTATTCATTAAAAAAATTAGATTTACATGTTTTACGTATAAAGCAAATAAATTTTTCCATACAGACACCTTCTTTTGAACATAGTTGGTACAACATGCCATATCTTGATAATTTTTTATCTATATTCTATAAACAGGATATGCTAAACACTGTAAAGTCTTTAATAAATTTTGCTGGAAATGAATATGTTGGAACTGGTCATTCAGATAGGCAGTCTGTCGTTTCTTGGACATGCGCTGGAGAAGTTGAATATAGAATTTATCATATTAAAAACAGTACAGAAAGAGATTCATTAACTTATGAACAACAAAGAACTTTGACTTATGATTCATACATTATGAAACCTGGAGATGTTATGTATATACCTATTGGTGTTTTTCATAGTGCTGTTGCAAATTTTCCAAGAGCATCTTTAATTTTAGACTATGACGTTTTAAATACACAAGGATAAACATATGCCAACTAGACTTACTTTAAATGGTTTTACTATAAACCCTGTGACACATCTTCCTCATTTAATAAATATTTTTAGAGGACTTACAGAATATAGCATAAAACATAAGTGCGATACAGGATCAGACGGGCCAATACATAAAAACTATTTAGGAAAGCCAATTTTTGGACCTGTAGGAACAAAAATACCAGATATAGATTCTGATAATGCTGGAAGTATTGTTCAAGGTATCCTAGAAAATGGATACTATTCTTGTAGAATTTGGGAAAACTGTTACCCTGCAAAAATTCAATTTGATCTTTTTTTAGAAAATGATTTGCCTGATATTGACCTAATCATAGATCATTTTTCTGCTCCTGCTATTCCTCAAGACGGTCTTGGGCTTTTTGATTATACCTATTCTATAAGTAAAACTAAAGAACATACAACAACATTACAAAAAGATAGAGATAAAGATTCGGCATATGATGTCAATGATTTGATTGCCTTTGATAAAGATGGTGAATGGTCTGTTACTTTAAACAGATTAAAGGCCCCTGAATGTTATTTTTGTAATAAAAAACCTGAACACTGGATATCTCTAAATAAAAGGACTGACAAGAATCATACAGATTGGATTTCTGTTTTGTCTTGTTCAAATCACAAATATTTAGGAAAAACAATAGAAGATGTGTATTCTGGAAATGTTGATCAATATTATTCAAATCTAGATGATAAAATTTACGTTATAAAAGAAATTAAAAATGAAAATAATGAAGTTATGTTTACAGTAAATGTGCTAGAAGAATAAAATAAATTAATGAAGGTTGACATTTATTTGATTATTTGCTATAATTGAACTATGCACCAGTAGCCAAGTTGGTTAAGGCACCGAACTCATAATTCGGCTATCGTAGGTTCAAGTCCTACCTGGTGTACAATTAAGTAATGAGAATATTGAATATTGGTAGCACTTCTGCCTTCCAAGAAAAAGGGGCAAGTTCAATTCTCATCATCCGCTCAAAATATTTAGGAGGAGTATGAAGTTTCATTGGATGCTAAATGGGTCATACTCAACTAGCAATATATTAAAAACAGTTGTTGAAGGTCTTGGCAGTAATAGATACGAGTCAATACTTTTAACATTTCAATTAGATCAAAATGAACCAATGGTTTCAGCAATGTTTTTAACAAACAATTTTCCAAATCAAAGGTTTATGATAGCAGTTAGACCCTACACCATTTCTTCCAGACATTTATCCATGATAGCAAAAACATTTTATGACTACTTTAATAATAAACTAATTATTAATTTTGTTTCTGGAACATATGATAATGAGTATGAACTTTTTACAAATAAAACTTCTACACGTGAAGAACGTAAAGATGAATTATCTGGGTACATCAAATCATTTGTTGAAGATTTAAAGGGTACACTATATTCTGATATTGCGATAAGTGGTGCAAGTGATAAGTTAATCAGTTTATGCTCTGAGTTCTCTGCAATAAACATAGCACTCATTCAAGACTTAGACAAACTAAACAAAGACAATAATATAATGCTTAGAGTATCAATAGGTATTGATGTAGATAAGTCTCAAATGACTACAGATAGAGAATTTAATAACTCTATATGTGGTACAGAAGACTATATTATTAATAAAATAAAAGAACTTGAGGCAATGGGGATAACCGACATATTGATTTCAAATACATATGAAAACATTACAGAAATAGATAAGACAAATGCTTTAGTTGACAGATACAAGTCGCTATAGTATAATTATAATAAGGGTAAGATAAGAAAGTTGGTGCAAATCCAACCTACCCTACTAACAGAAAGAGAAAAAATGAAAACAGTTGGAGATAAGTTAGGTAACTTTGCAGTAACTGGAGTTAAACCTGGAGCATTAACATATGATGATTCATCATTTGAAACTATAACACAAGATTCTTTTCCAGGAAAATGGAAAATAATTATGTTTTATCCAAAAGACTTTACATTTGTATGCCCAACAGAAATTGTTGCATATGATGCTTTAGTTAATGATTTTAATGATCGTGATACAGTCCTTATGACTGGATCAGTTGATAATGAATTTTGTAAGATTGCATGGCGTAATGCTCATGACGATCTTAAGAGAACTAACTCATGGTCATTTGCAGACACAGCACATCAACTGGCTGGAGATCTTGGAGTTCATCACTCATCTGGAGTTGCTTATCGTGCAACCTTTATTGTTGATCCTGACAATACTATTCAGCATGTAACTGTTAATAACCTTGATGTAGGTCGTAATGCAGATGAAGCACTTCGAGTTCTTGATGCCCTGCAAACTGGAGAACTTTGTGCATGCAATAGACCGCTAGGTGGAGACACTTTATAATGACTTGGGTTGAACAATTAAACGAAAACCTTCCCGAATATGCCAAAGATATTAGGCTTAATCTTGATGCTGTAATTAACAGATCTACCATTGATGCTAATGATGCATTGTATATTGCAATTGCAGCAGCATTTGCAACTGGTAATTCAAAACTACTTACATTTTTGGTATCTAATGCAACAGATGAAGTAGAAAAAAATGCTGCACTATCTGCTGGCGCTATTATGGCACAAAATAATACATGGTATCCATATGTAGAAATGGCTGGGGATGCAAACTTAAAAGGCTTACCAGCCCAACTAAGAATGAATGCTATTACTTCTCATGGTGGAACAACTAAGGGTAAGTTTGAAGCCTACTCTTTATCGTCTTCAATCATAGGAAAATGTCATTTCTGTGTTAAAGCACACTATGATACATTAAAACAAGAAGGTTACAGTGTTGATCAATTACGTGATATTGGACGAATTTCTGCAACCATCAATGCATTAGCAAAGATACTTTCAGCATAAAAAAAAGTCCTGGGTATGACTAAAACTGCCTAACAACTAACACATTAACTGTAAAGTGTAGTATAATGGTTTTATGGAATCAAATATCTGTAAAGTTTATGAGCATATTTTTAGTGTAGATAAAGACAGTGTGCTCAAGTGTGAAAAATGTAACAAAACATATATGCAATATATGGATGAGATTGAAGAGCATCTTAAAGGATATAGAAAGTTTTAATTTAAAACTATTTTGCTAATGCGTTTTCTATATCATTACAAATTCTGATGTATGCTAAATCTGCTCTGCCAGCCTTCTCAGAATAATTTAGCAGTGCTCCATTATCATAATTTTTTAATAATTTTCCATCTTTTCCTACCAAATATTTTTCAAAATTACCGCCCAAAGTTCCTCCACCATCTGCAGATGTTGGATCCTTCTTCCAAAGTTCCTCTGACATTTTGCATAAAACATTATAAACTTCATGAGGAGTAACCTTACCATGTTTAGATGGCAATCCTGGGATAAGTTGGTTTTCGCAAGGGTTAGATTCAATTAATTCAGTAAACTTGTATGTGACTCCATAATTTGTTTTTGCAAATTCTCTTGCTGATTCTGCAGTGTCTGTTCCATAAACATGATCTCCATACGTTAAACCAACGCCACAATAATCATTGGTTGGAATAGCAATTACTTCAAAACCTTTATCTTTGTATTTTCTGTATATTGTTTCAATAACTCCATATTGAGGAGCATTACCACAGTCACCAGTAACATTAATAATCAAAGTTACTTTCCCTTTAAAGTTATTTAAAAAATCCTCTTCTTGATCTGCGGACTTAATCTTTACATCATATACAGACATATACATCTCCTTTTGTGTTTCTTAAGCAATTATACCTCCCTTTTTTAATTTATGATATACTATAAAAGGTGGTAAAACTGCTTAATAATACCTTTGTAGTTCAGTGGACAGAACGATGGACTTCTAAGCCATGCGTCGCAAGTTCGATTCTTGCCAGGGGTACTTTACTTTTTAGGATGCTTTACTTCGTATGGTGCAATCTTAGACTTAATACGACCATCTTTATATAATCTAACAATCCAACCGTCTTTGATCTGAACAGGATTAAACGCTGCTGCTTTTTTCTTTGGCATTATATAATTATATCATACCGTTAAGCCTGTTGTGTGTCCTGATCCTGTGGCAGTTAGCACAAACCACTTCACACTTTTCAATCTCTTTCTTTATAGCCCTCCATGAAAAACCATCATGGATCATTCTCGATACATTATATTTCTTGTCTCTTATGTGATCAAAGTCTAAGATTATATGGTTACCAACCCCACAGTCTACACAGCCAGAATCCTCTTTTATCTTAGCAAGCATCTTCTTATACTGCTGCTTGTTATAATTTTCCAACTCTTTTTCAGTCATTGCTATCATTATACCGTGAAAATATTAAGGCCCCACACAGGCAATTCACCTGACTTGCGCCACGGTCTCTATCCAATGGGTAACTATGCCATCGCTAAGGTCCTATGTGGGACAATTAAATTATATCATCATTACATGTATAGGCTACTGTAACAATCTTTTGTGTATACTTTATTTGTAGTAAAACAAAATGTCATGGCATACCTGACTCCACTTGTAACTTCTTCAACATAGTGCATAGACTCATCTCCATGAGATGGAAAAGTTATTGAAACACCTTTTGATGGTTTTATTTTAACAATATTTTTTTGATTTGGAAAGACAATTTGACCACCTTCATATTCATCGTCAAAATAAACTAGCATACCAAGAATATCTTCATCACAACCTTTTTGAATATCAGAATGCAAGCACATACTATCTCCTACATTATATTTCACAATTGCTGATGAGTGAATGTATATATCTTTTTCTAATATTTTTTTTATTTTTTCAGTATAGAGTGAAACAAGAGTAAGGAAATCTAAATCATACTGATCCTGAAATAATGTTGTATACCTATCTCCCTTATTGTTACCTCTATAAAGACCTTCTAATTTTTTAAATATTTGTAAAGCATAAACAATTTCTTCTTCTGTAGTAAAATTATAATATTGTTTTATCATTATCAACCTTATATATTAAATCTGAAGAAGTTCCAAAATATCTAGATGGCAAAACTGACAGTCTGTTAGGGTCAAAGTCATTATTCATGTATATATTATAGCAGTTTCTAGTATGATATAATTAATATATGCATATATCGAGACCATTTAATAATGAAATTGTCGTAGTTGAAAACTTTTTGACTCAAGATGAGGCTGACTACATTCTTGATTTAGCAACAAAAGACATTTCCTTGTGGGATGCCTCAAATGATGGATCTGGACTTACAGAGCAATATGGCAATAGGCTACAAATTGACGAATACAATTTAAGAGATAGGTATCGTGACTACAATTGGTTCTTTAAAATGCTTGAAGAAAGAGCAAAGCCGATATTTTCTAAAGAATATGGTATTTCAGATTTTTCTTTTTTACCAATAACCTCAATTTTTAGAAGAACGGGTCATGGACTGGATGTTCATACTGATGAAGTTGATAAAGATCACCCTCAATATGATGCATCTCTACCAATTATTACTCACGGTTTTGTAGTTTATATTAACAATAACTATAGTGGTGGAGAAATTTTTTATCCAAAAAAAAATATAATTATGAAACCAAAGGCTTTGTCTTTAGTTATGCATCCTGGAAATAAAGAATACGAACATGGAGTTAATGACGTAACGAAAGAAATAAGATATAATCTTGCTTGGTGGACTAGATAACACAAAGAATGAGCAGTTTATAGACCTGCTCAGGTCCCCCAGGTAGCGATCCTGGGCTTATCCGTACTCAGCAATAGGGTTGCTATAAGCAACTGCATGTATCATGACGGAATAATTTATTATACTACTTCTTTTTTACTGCTGTTTTCTTTGCAGGTGCCTTCTTAACTACCTTGGCAGTCTTGAGTGCTACTTCAATTTCCTTAACATCTGGCATCTTGCCAAAAGCCAAGTCGTTAGGATTGGCTGCTCTCAATACAACGGGAACAAGTGCTCCAAGTAGTGAGTATGCTAGTGTCTGTGGATCTGTTACTCCAGAAGCATACATTGCTGTTGCTGCTCCAAGAACTGATCTTCCATATGATGCTAGTGCGTTTTTGATTTGTTGATTCATAATTTTCCTCCTAGGATATTATTTTTGTTAGTACTGTAAAGCCAATCCATAATCCAATAATTCCTGCGACTCCCGCAAAAACTGGTGGTGCTGGTACTGGCAATTTGAATGCAGCAAATACTACGCCACACCCAAAACCTGTTAATGTTGATAACAAAACATCTTTCATTGATAACCTTTTTCAATTAAGTCTTTATAGTGGATTACGCACACATCTATAATGTTAGATTCAGTAGCGTATATTTTTTCTGCTTCAAGTTCACAGCCCAATACATGGCATGAATAAAAAGCATCATATGCCAGATCTTCGTATGACTTGAATTTGATCATGTTTCTATTTTACCATAGTCCTCTGGTAGAATGCTTTTAATTACTTTATACCCTTCAATTATGGACAGCCTTTGCTGCTCAATCAATATTGGAGAGGCATATTTTTCTAAATAATCAATCACTGGTCCAACATCATTGATAAAACTATTAATCTTTTCCTGTGTAGTTTCAATATAAGTATAAGCCCAGTCACGAGAATCTGAAATAAATTTTAAAAAATCCTCATTAAATTTTTCTTTATCTGTTTTTGCCTGTGCTTCTTGTGCTTCTTGGAGCATAAAGAATTCAAGAGTTTGAGCAAGTATTTGTATATTTTTTTTCTTTTGAATATAAAAAAGAAAAGCAAATGTTGTTGATAAGACTGATAATATAACTAAGGCTACCGTTTCAATCATAATTCCTTTCCACCCTCTCGAACAAGAAGAACAATTGCACCATTATCTTCTAATGCTTTTTTAACACGAACCATATACTCAATTGCCTGTCTTTTTAATTCCACCGTTTCTAATGACATGAAGTCTTTTTCTTTTGCTTTTACTGTTATAAAATGATCATTATCTATAATCTGTAAAGAAAAATTATTTGGGCAGTAAAGTTGAACAGACCTAAAGGCTCTTTTCATTGCATCTGTGTACATACTACTCCATTGTTAATGATTGCCAAGTCATTCCCCAATCGTCTTTGTTTTTGTGGCTGGCAAACTCTTTTGATATTTCACCATTCTCTAAAAATACTCCACCCCAAACACCCCACTCTTTGCCTGAAATCCCAACAGAAAAACAATCTTTTCTTACTGGACACGAAGAACAAAGTGCATCTATTGCTGGCCTTAACGACTCACTTTCTTCATACTTTTCAAAGAATAAATTTGTATCATAGTCTAAGCAAGAAGCATTATCTTTCCATTTAAATTTATTCATTTAGATCACATACTTGTCAGGGATTTCCCATCCTTGATTAGAAGGAATAAATTCTTTTTTCATTTGCCATTTATTATTTTTGTATACTCCAAATTTTGAGTAGTAGGCTTTCTCTGAAGGAAATGTCTCAACTACTGTCCATCCGTTCCAGGATAGTTGTCTGTGCTTATTCACTATTGATTCCATAGTGGATAAAGAGTTAACTATTTTCATTATCTTTCCATTCTGTTGATGTGCTAGAGCACGAGTGTCACATAATAAAGTCTATCAGTTATAACAACTTATGTCAAGGCTGATTAGAAATTATATACGTTTGTATTTATATTATTTAATTTTGATACATGAACAATCTTTGATACTGGCTCTTTTGGATTAGACAAAAAAGCAAAATGATCAACTTGTAATATATTTTCTTGCATCCATTCAGGAGTAACCTTAATAAACTTAATAGACTTTCCTCTTGACTTCATTCCTTTTTCTGATAAGTTTGAAAACTCCATTGCCATCATGCTAATATTGTTTGGTCCTGCAGAGTATACATGAAAAACCTTATCCTCTTCTTTTAACTCAGAAAGGGCAACGGCCATTGATCTAAGGAAGACATTGTAGTTATCAAAACTACTTGTTCCCTGAACCCCTACTATCATCGTTAATCCCTTCTCGTAATTTGTCCATTATGAACAACATCTTATCTAATTGTACCTTATCCATACTGATTGTGTCAACTTGCTCTGCAGACTCTTTATCAATAAGTTCATTAACAAGTGGGGCTTTATAAAATATATTATCTTTAATCCAATAGGCATTATTTTCAACAATAATAACCCTTATGTTGGTTTTATCATGATGAACTTTTGACTGAGATCTAACATTTAATTTTCTTGAATTTTTTTTGCGATTGCTATACCGATATTGAAGCATTGATTGGCTAACAATAATAGGCTTATTATTTCTTTCTCTATTCCTTAGTACATATACATAAAAAAGCAGCACAAGAGTCACTACTGTCCCGATAGCACCATATAAGTTATTCATTAATACTCCCAGATATCAAGTATATCAGTTTTTATTAAAAAGAACCTTGATTATTTCTTCTATGATTACTCTTTCATCACTTGGTAAAGATTTTATAGCCATGGCATCAAAAGACTTTGGTCCTAATTTTACTAAAGGATCTTTATTTGTTACGTCCATGTTAAGAAAACCCTTTTCCCAAAGTTTTAAAGTTATATCTGAAAAGTATATTGATAGTTCATCGCTAAGTTGAGCATCTATTTCCTTAAGCCTTTCTGTAGGCTTGTATAGTGACTCACCAGTTTCAGAATCTTTTCCTGCAAACTCTAGGCCTCCATTTAAAATTAGATTATCGACAATGTCAAATTCATCCATTAGTCCACCCAGTTTGAAATTTAACTCTATTCTCCCAAAACCCAGGAACAATATATTTTTCTCCAGATAGTATGGTGTTTGATTGATGGAAATATGGTTTTCTTGATGGGAAAACAACAATGCTTCCTGGAGTTGGTTTTACAACAATGTCATGATCTGGTAATTCTATCTCTCCGCCTGTATAATCGTCATTTAAATATAAGACCACAGACACAGTTTTGCCTTCATCATCGTCATGGGTATCCGTATGTTTGCCCATCATGCTACCAACAAAATACTTACTAATAGATAGTGGGCAGAGCATTCCAATATCTAGCCCTGGATGCATAGACTCATAGTCTTTTGATACAGCAATAATTGAATCTGTAATTTCTTTTTCAATTTCTCGACACTCACTGTATGCTGGATGGGCTTTATTAAATAAATGCTCACGAATCATTTTTTGTTTTCCAAATGCATAATCTGACTGATAGGCTGTCCAATCAGCCCACTTGCTTACTCCAGTATCTTCTCCCAGTAGATGATCAGTGGCTTCTATTTTTTCAAGAAGTTCTTTAGGGTTTTCAATAACATTTTCATAATAATAAACATGCTTTTCTAAAATATTTCTTTTCATTTTCCAGACTTCTTTCTTGCCTTAGCCAGTGCTACAAAATCTTTAACCTTAGTATCTCCAAGATATCCCCATGCATAACCATCATTGATCATCATGTCATTAAGAGATACTGTGTCTCCATTAATATATACCCAGCCTAAAATGCGACCATACTTTTCAGATGAGTCCATCTTTTCAGTCTTAATTACAACAGACTTAGCGTCCTTTAGAGACTTCTTTAGGTACTCTTTGGCTTCAAGACCAAGAGCCTTTTCTGCAAGATCCTTTGTGCGAGACTCTGGGGTATCAATACCAGCCAGTCTAACACGAGATGCAAACAGGATATCAAACCCTAAATCAATAAGAACGTCTATGGTATCTCCATCTACGACATTCTCTACTTTTCTTACATAGTATTCATACATTATTTTCTCCCCCATTGTATATAGTTCCATCCACGCTCATGTGCGTAGTAGATAAATACTTTAACTACCGTTTCCCAAAATGCAATTGTCACAGAGAGAGAAGCGTTTTTTGTAATAACATAGGCAACAGCAACAGAGGAAAGAGTTCCCCATATGCGATAACTTAATGCCTTTGCAAAAGACCTGGCCTTAGTTACTGTCATCTTTATCTTTCTTTTTAAACATTGCTGCTACCATTCTGTCTTCGGCATCATTCATTGCTTGTCCTGACTGTTCTAATTTTTTAAAGACCCAACTGCTTGCGTTTTTCAGTAGCCGAAATAGCATGAATGTCTGCCCCCAAATCTACTTGCTCAATCTTATACCCTACATCACGACCATAGACAATGTTGGTAATGTTAGGTAATCTTAATACTAATGCCCCGTCCATAAATTCATCTTTAGCAATATACTCTTTTACTTGATCAAACTTAAGAGGGTCTTTTTCGCTTGTGTTGTAGGTATTACGGACTCCAAGAAGTACTTGGTCAGTTCTCTTGCCAGCCTCCTTGTAGAGTGCGTGGTGGCCTTCGTGCCATGGCTGGTACCTACCCAGCATAAGAGTTGTAGGTGCAGACCAATCATGTAGGCCAAACTTATTAATAATGTAAGATGCCTTTGCTTCTGCATCTAATGTGTGACTAATGAATGTTATGGCATACTGGGTTGGTCGCTCAAACATTTTATTGGTGTCTTCAAATCTACCCTCAGAAATAGTATCCATAAATATTAATATGTCTGGTTTGCCAAATGCTGCACGAGTTAATTCAGTGGGGCACACAAAATCAACAATGACTGGAGCAACACCCTGCTTGGCAATAAGTCTTGCCATTTCACCCATGCGACGAGCCTGCTCAAGTCTATCTTCTGGTGCAAATCCTAAATCTGAATTTACAGTTGCACGAACCTCATCTGCATTAAGATGAATAGCGTTAATTCTTTCTTTGAGTTCTTTGGCTAACTCTGTCTTTCCTGAACCTGGAAGACCTATAATCTGAATAATCATTTTTATTCCTTAACTAGTTTTTCTCGCTCATCAACAATAGTTAATGCAAAAGACATCATTTTCTTATAACCTTCTGCATTATCCATTATCTTATTATAATGGTGACCACAAAATATCAAGTTACCAGAAATACCATTTACCTGAACTAAAGCCTCAGCAGAGCAAACATCACACCTATCTAGTGGAGATAGTGTCCATTTCCTTGATTCTACTTCTTCATCAATCATTGTATTCATAGTATACTGCCTATTTCTTTCTGTTATCGGTGGAATAAAATCCACTACCGTTGAAAACTGCTCCTACATTAGAGTATACACGAACTAAAGAAAAATTGCAAGTATCACATTTATATCCAGGGTCGTCTTCTTTAATAGAACGATCTTTGATGTATCGTTTTGCACATGGCATGCAGTCATATTCGTACAGTGCCATATACTACTTTTTCTTTTTTGCTTTTACTGTCCAGATTGGTGCATTAAGTAAATCTCCGCCCCACTCATAACCAAGCGCTTTTACAACAAACCTAATTATTTTGATTCTCATTATTTATCCTTTCAGTTAAAAATAATATAATATTAACTCTGTTTCCACCAGACACTACCTCTACTTCATGTTCTAGTTCTTGTGTTCCAGAAAATGTTAAAAATGTTCCTGGCGCTGGTTTTAATTTTATTTCTAGTTGAGGAAAACTTATTAATCCACCCTCGTAAGAATCAGATAGATACAATAGTGCTGAATAGTCATTTGCATATTCTTCAGAGTAGTTGTCCAGATGCAAAGAATTTGAACCGCCCTCTTGCATATGACTATAAAAATAAGACTTTAAGACAAGATTTTTTTTAAAAATTAATGAAGCAGTTTTTTCAATATTCGTACATATGGATGTAAAGAAATCAATTCCAACATTGTAATCTAGATCGTCTGTCCTATCTTTTATTTTATTTAAAGATGATGTTAGGTGTGCTTTACTGTTTGCAGACCCTCCAGGACCACCAAGAATTCCAGGTTTTCCAATATTTTCTAAATTTTCTAAATTTTTTGAAAACTCTTTAATAATAAATTCACAAGTTTCTGGAAATATAAAATTCTCTACTATAAAAAGTTTGCCATCTATATCTTTAACAAGTTTGTATATTTCAGAGTCCGATTCATTTGGATCCTTTGCCCACATGTCAATGTTCACTTATTTAAACCTTTTTACCAAATTTAGCCCAGGCTCTTTCATGCAAGAAATAGCCAATCATCTCGCATAGAGTATAAACTATTGCAAAGGCACCAGCGTATTCCCAGTGGGCTTCGCCAGTAATAACCTTTTCAAAGAAATAGACTAAAGTGCCAACAAATCCAATATGAACCGCTGGCCAAGTAAAAGTTTTATACAGGCTTCTCTTGTTTGACTCAATCATGATGATACCTTTGACTTTGATCCGCCAGAAGATTTCTTTGCAGCAGGCTTTGCAGCCTTATTTGTTGCAATTGTTGACGTAGATTCTGCAATTTTATTTAGTAGTTGAGCATTTTCTTCACCAGTATAAACTGGACGACCCCAACCAACAACAGCATTAACTAACTTTTTCTTGTTATTTTTTACATAACCACGAGTCTTCTCAACACACATTCCTCCGTTGCGTTGGTCTCCCTTTGCAGTTCCTGATGTATTTCCTTCAATAACTTGAATTGTTCCATCTCCATTGTTTTTGATACAAATGCCAACATGTGAAATACGATTTACACCATCTTCTGGGAAATCAAAATAGATCCAATCTCCTGCTTGTGGATCATCATTACGAGCATCTGACCAACGCTCAGCCTTCTTAAACCAATCTGATGCTGCTACTGTTGATGCAGACTTGGGGAATGATTTAACTCCCGCTGTAAATGCTGACCAAGAAACAAATGATTGGCACCATGGCTGGAAGTTAACCTTAATCCATGCACCGTACTTTGTTTCGTTGTCTTTTGGGCCTTCAATTGTACCCACTTCTTTCTTTGCAACCTCAATGATTGCTTCTACTGATCCTTTTGCTGCCATGACTTAACCCTTTCTACTTTTTCTTTTTTGTAGTAATTTTTTTAATAATTTTTGCAATTGGCTTATTCCATTTTTTTGCTTCTAAAATTGCCTCTTGTCTATCATCTGGAGCATTAACAACAACTGGCTCTGCTTTAACTTCTTTTGCTGCAGCATCTTTCCAAGCCTTGGCTCTTAAGACTGCCTCTTGTCTATCATCTGATGGATCTATTGTATTTGTCATAATAAACCTCCTAAGTTTATATTTAATTATACCATAATAGGGTTATAGGATATCTGACACTCTAAGCCTTAACTATTGAGTGTAATCATTGAGTATTCTGCAAAATTGCTATAAAAACGATTTAGGTCTATTCCAAGAATAGATTTTAAAGAAATTTCAAATGTGTCTGGGGTAGAGTAATAGTGCGCTATAAAACTATTTACTTTCTCAGCATCGTTGTAATAATATAAAGATTCAACCGCAAGCATTCCTACACTGTACCCAGCCGAAAGACCTGTACAGTATGAAAAATCACTTGTTAATTTAATAAAATTATTGATCCAATCCTCTTTTGAATACTGCTTATAGTTAGGAAATATTCTTGCAATATCGTGAGGCAACATCATACTTCTTTCTTTTGAGTTATCAAATGATTTGGAAGCAAAAGCAAACCCTAAAGCATGGGCCTGTCCTTCAATAATCCAGCAATTTGGATAACCTTTTTGATCAATCTGTAATTGGAACTGATACAAGTGAGTTGCTTCATGATACCAAACCATCTCTTCTAATCCATTTGGGGAAGTAGAAGAACCTATCATTGTATAAAGACTTATGTGAGGCATCCCTCCAGGACTGTAAGCACAAAGTGCTGTAACACTTATTCTGCAAGATGAATTGTTCCACCAATTATCATTGTGTGCTGAACCATCTAATTTTCTAGAAGTTTGAAGCCACCAATCTTTATCAGTTTCACTCATAAACACTAAGTTTATTTTTTTATTTGTTGGACTATTAAATGTTGCCAGTGCTGTCTTGTATGAATTTACAATTTTTTCTACTCTATTTTTATCAACTGATGGACTTTGTATAATTGTAAAATTTATTTCATTAATATCTTTTTTAATTTTAAAAGAATCTACTATTTTAATTTGAAGTTTTTCAATTTGTGATAATGGTTTGAATGTAGGTGTTGGAGTAGGTGTTGGCGTGGGAGTCGGAGTTGGAGTAGGTGTTGGAGTAGGTGTTGGCGTGGGTGTTGGTGTTGGTGTTGGCTTAACAACAGGTGATTTTTTTACAGCCCATCTATAAACTTTTCCATTTTTTAAACATATTGTATTGTTTTTAACTTTATTTAAGTTAGACTTAGAGCATGACTTATTAGTAAACTCATACTCTTGAATATTTTTTTGAATAGGCTTTACTTCAACTGGTACTTGGGTTGGTGCAAGCAAAGACGCAACTGTTACTGCAGATACACAAACTATACACATTTAAATTACTGCTCCTTTATTTTAAATACTACCTGGCAAGGATCTCCGCCATCTTCCCACTCTTGTTGCTCTTCTTCACTCATATATGGATCGCCATCATGAGTATTACAGAAAGGTTCTGTTATCCATCCCCGTTCAATTCCATTGTTTAGCCAGATTTCAAACTCATCATAATCTAACTCATTTTCTTGAATACCCTTTAGAATCTCTTCAAATTCTTCGCTCATATATAAAGTATATCTCTAAATACTGACAATGTCAACTGGACCCATACATGATGGGTTAAATTTAATAGCAGCATTTACTGCTTGAATCACTCTATTTCTTGCATTTTTTTGTTTATCTGTTGCATATAAAACCCCGTAAGCATACTCTGCTCCTGAACCCATAGCAAGGTATGGCAGTGTGTACTTAGATAAAGACATGTCAGCGGAACTGTGCTCATAGATTTGACCACGAACTGAAATGATTAAACCAAGGTCTCCATCTTTAGATGTGTCTACCCAAAACTCATTATAAAATTCTTTTAGTTCTTTAACAAACTTTGTTTGCATAAATCTATCTGTGTCTTTAATGTTAGGAGCAGTTGGTTTAAAGTTATAGCGGATTCTTTCTCCGTCCATTGCTCCAGCATATCCAATTAGGTATGGGCCTATCTTCCAAACCTTTGGTGCTTCAAGTGCTAGAATGGTACCATCATCTGATGCTCCACGATCTCCTGCCATATAAATTTTATCTTCATGGCGAACAACAGCAATACAAGTCATGGCAAAAGCCCTCTCCAGATAGGTGATACTCAAGTATACCATTGCCCAGAGAGGGCTGTCAACTACCGTCAATAATGACTAATTAGCCTTTTTGTCTACAGACTTAAAGGCATCATTTATTTCTGCTAATGATAGCCTTCCATCGTCCAAAAAAGCCCTTGCCAGTCTTTCAATAACTGTTGCTACTCCTAAGAGTCCTGCAAGCATAACTGCCTGAACTGTGTCAATTCCTACTACGGCTCCCGCTCCCAAGACTGATAGTCCTGATGCTGCAAATACCGCAAGAATTCTCATTAGAATATTTGTTATTGCTTTCTGTGGGTGCTCCTGCTTTGGGGGTTCTACTATTTTTTTAGTTGCCATTTTATTTCTCCTTCCTTAGCGGGATTGTGATTAACCAGATAACTGTTGTTGCCATTACAGCAATACCAACAATGTCTCTTGCTGATCCCGTCAAAGTTAGCCATGCGATAAAGAAGCCCAGGAGGGTGAATGCTTGTGCAATTAATTCCATACCTGCGTCTTTAAACCATTTAGTTAATCCCTTTAGCATTTTGCCTACCAGGTTTGTGGCCTTATTGATTATTTTCATTTGTTCCTCCTTATCATTGCCCCTGCAATTTGTGATACGATGATCACTGGGACAATTACTTCTTGCGCTTTTTCTCTCTGGTCGTCTGTCATATCCATACCTAATTCAGAGAAATTAGATAGGAGTTCTACTGGGTCCACCGCAAATACCGCTCCAAGTGGGTCTGCTAAGAATGCTTCTGTTTGTACTTCTGTTACTGCATCTGCTAATGTAAATGGCATTGGAGTTTCTCCTGCCTCCGCCTCTCTATCTGTAAACTCAACGAATGCTTCTGCCAGTGCTGGGTTAGACTTCATCTGCTCAGCAATTTGTGCAACCTCTGAAGGCTTAATGCCAAGGTCTTCTGCAACCTCATCCTTTGCTTCTTGAGTCAAGGCTCTAAGTGTTTGGCTAACTGCTGTTACTTGTTCAGGGGAAAGAGTAACTAACTTATTATCACTGCTTGTAAGGTTAGCAATAACATTAGATAGATCTTCTTCTGTTCCAGTTCCTTTTTCAGGAACAAGGGCTGCTAATACCTCATCTTCAATTACTACATCTGGTTCAGTCCAAGGGTTCTCTTCTGGCTTTGGCTCTGGGCCAGGTTCTGGTGAAGGTTCTGGAGCAGGCTCTTCAGTTGTTTCTGTAGTTGGTTCTGGAGAAGGCTCAGGTGTTGGTGGTTCCTCTGGGGTAGGCTCAGGTGTAGGCTCCTCTGTAGGGTCCACTGTAGGCTCTGGAGAAGGCTCTGGCGTAGGAGGCTCTTCTGCCGTAGGCTCAGGACTTGGTTCTGGAGTTGATGGTTCCTCAGCAGTAGGTTCTGGACTTGGCTCAGGAGTAGGTGGCTCTTCAGCAGTTGGTTCAGGACTTGGCTCTGGGGTGGGTTGATTTGCTGCAGCGTTGGCTGCTGCTTGGGCAATAGCAGATTGAATTTCTCTTTGTAGTTGCTCGTCATAGCAACGCCATGCATCATCAATTGCACTATTAACATTATTAATTGCTTGATCGTATGCACTAATAGCATTATTTTTATTTTGTAATGCCGTTACAACATTTAAACTTGCATTCTCAGCCTCAGTTGTTTTATTAGTTAAGGTTTGATTGTAAGCATTTAATGTTGAAACTGCTTGGTTGTAAATATTTAATTTATCATTATATACAGCCTGTGCTGAGGCAACCGCCGTACTTGATTCTTGGCTTGGAACACTTCCTATAATAGTTTTTATAATTACATTATCAATAATGTACCAGTCATTGTTGTCTGCCCAAAAATATATCTCATGAATTTGTTTACCAGGAAGCGCATCTAAAACCTCTTGATGGACAAATCCTGGATAATCTGAATTAACATTGTTTTGAATTGTAAAATTATATGTTGTTCCATCTGTATGCCTGACCATAGCAGTGGCATCTCCATTTTTTGCATAAACGGAAAATTTAACCTGAGTAACTGCTCCCTCACTCCAATTGGCAACACGAAAAGCAAGTGTTTGACTTGGGGCTTGAAGATGCAACGCTGGTGGGTTTGTATAATCATTACTTGGAACCTGGTCGCTTCCATAAAAATATCCACCATTATTTGTTGAAGTTATTGCAACCTCAGTGCCAACAGAGTTTCCATTTGAGTCTATTGATCCAACTATAAATATACTAAGAGCACCTGCTGGCCAATTTTGTCTACCATTATTTATACTATTATTATTAAAATCTTCTGTTGTGATATCAGTCATTGAGCCAGACTGGGTTGAAAGGTTTATATTGGCTATATCAAGAGCATCTTGTGCATCATTCTTATCTTCTAATGCAGTTGCCACTACTACTGTTTGTTCGTCTACGGCTGTTTGGGCTGATGCTTTTTCTTCTCCCGCCGTGGCTTTTAAGACAAGAGATGCATCATATGTGGTAGAGGTTTGGGTCTGGGTTTCTTTTGCAGATACTGCAAGGGCATACTTATCTTCTGCCTCTTCAATTAAAAATATGAACTCATCCTTGTAGCCAAGGTCGTCAATGCTATCGTTAAGGTCTTGTATTTCTTGGGCTGCTACTGTGAGGGGATCATCAGAGTGGGCACCTTCTGGGGAAATAAGAAGCCAGCCAAATGCTAATAATGTGGCTGCTGCTATTCGTATTAGTTTTTTGATTACCTTCCCCCTAGGACAGACAATGTCTGTTAGGGTTATTATACCATTTTATTACTGCATTTTAAAGTTATAGGTCTTTCCCAGTCACTTATATCATTCTGTTTGTTTAAAAAGTGTACTATATATTGAATTTGCCATATGCATTTGTTGGTGAAATGCCCAATGACCAGGATGCCAATACTCATAGTCTGCTGCGTACTCAAAAAATTTATTATCTGAAAACTCTAAGTGACAATTATTTTCTGGCGAACTAGTCTCAAAATATGTATCTGTAAAATCTTTAAATGAGTATTGCTCTAAAGACGAATCGTTCCAGTAGGTCCACAATAATATTATATTATTTGATTTGCAATACTGAATAAACATTTTTAAAAATAACATATTATAAAAAATTGCAAATTCTTCTGGCAAAATATTTTCTACTATATGTGGTTCTTTAGAAAATTTTTCAAGTAATTTGTTAGATAGCATGGCTTTGCCTATATTTTCTCTAGACTTTACACGTTCATGATTACCTTCATTTTTTACTCTAAGGTTTATCAAAGGAACTTCCAGCCTTGTTATTGGAAATACTGCAAATATATATTTTGGATGATAAAATTCTTTAAAAAACTGAAATGCTTTAACTATTTGTGCTTGTATTCCTTCTCCTCCTTTTGCTAAATTAATATAATCCTTATTCATTTTTTGTGATATTAGATAAGGCCATGTAAGTTCTATAGGCATTCCATGTCCCTCTGTTTGAGAACATCCCAAAGTTAAAATTTCTTGATTGCTAAACTCATTGCACCTATATCCTTGAGAGTTTAGTTTATATTCAATAAAAACAGAGTCTGCTTCTGTTTTAGGCATAGCATGCTGACTCATTTCTTCTAAAGACCTATTTACAAAAATATCTGGAATTGTTTTTAAGTTTGATTTTTTATTAATCATCAAACTATCTTATCACTAAATTGTTATAAGTTTTTTGCCATTTTTCTATATCATTTTCATCATTTAGTAGTGGCTGTCCTTTAATATTAAGGCTTGTATTTAATAGTATTGGAACACCAGTTTCAATATAAAACTTATTAAGAACTCTCCATAACCCACGATGTTGATCTTTATTTACAGTTTGAACTCTTGAGGTTCCATCAGCATGAACTACAGATGGTATTTTATCTGGCTGAAGACACTTAACTGTATATTGCATATAAGGGCTTGCAAAATCCATATCAAACCACTTAGACGCACACTCTTCCATAACTACTGGAGCAAATGGTCTAAACAACTCTCTTTGTTTAATTAAATTAACTTTATCTTTTATATTTGGATCTCTTGGGTCAGCAAGAATGCTTCGATTGCCCAATGCTCTTGGACCGTATTCTGCTCTGCCTGTTGCTACTGCTACGATTCCATCTTTTAATATACCGTCCACAATTTGCTGAACAGGATACTCTCCTCCAAGATCATAGCCAAGATACGGAGTCTTCCAGTCAAGGTGCTTTCCGTACAAGGCTGCTGCTGCACCTAAAGAACTACCAGCATCTCCTGGGTTAGGCATGATCCAAATCATATCAAAAATATTCCATAGCAATGTATTTGCTGAAGAGTTAAGGGCACAACCACCCATAAATACTAAGTTCTTTTTACCAGTAAGGGACTTTGCCATACGCATAAACTGATTTAATCTTTGCTCATACACTACTTGTACTGCTGCAGCAATATCAAACCTATCTTGCTCTGTAATTATCATTCCCCAGTCATTAATTCCTTTATGAAAATTATATTTTTGTTTATCGTATGAAGGAAAATATTCATCAACCTCTTTGTAGTAACGCTTCCAGTCACCATAGGCAGCCATTCCCATCATAATGTATTCTTCTTGGTTTGGCATAAGTCCAATAAGTTGTGTAAAAGCAGAATAAAATAGTCCAAAACTAACTGGATAGTTTTGCTTATACTTAAGTTTAATCTTGTCGCCCTCACCAACCCAAATAGTTGAAGTGTTATATTCTCCTATTGCATCTAATACAACAATTACAGCATCGTTAAATGCGCTTGTGTAGTATCCTGCTGCTGCATGAGAGTAGTGATGCTTAAAGTAGTGTACTGGAACATCTAAAGGAATGTTTGGCTTCCAGTCTGCTGCGCCACCCTTTAACATTATTCTAGATCTTTTAAGCCAAGGCTTCTCATAGTAAGCAATGTAGTCTGGTGTTCCATAGTTTAATGCATCTAAGATAATATCTTTGTTGTTATACCAATCATTCTTTTGTTTACTATATCTTTCTGCATGTCCCGCAAAAAGTATTTCTCCATCTTTAATTAAAGATACAGATGCGTCGTGGGAAGTTTCGTTAATTCCTAAAATTATCATTTATTCATTTCCTGATAAAATCCTTCTGCAATATGAATATGTTTATGAACTCCTGGGTGTGCCTGGTCAAGTCCATCTTCAACATCACCACCAATATGAAAACAGTGTTTAAAATAATTTTCATATTCTTTATGACAGTCTTCATCAAATTCTTTATTTTCTAATTCATTTATATTATTTAAATAATGACCAATAACTAAATCTTTATTAAAAACAACATCACTAAATATATTTTCTTTATCATTAGTTAAAGCATTTACTGTATCAACATGCCAAGATGACCAGATAAGTTTTATATTGTTTGATCTGCAGTATTGCTCTAATAAGTGTATTGCTTGCATAGAAAAAAATAGCGGAACCTCTAATGGCAATATCTCTCTATAAGTATAAGGTCTTTTAATATATTTATTTCTTTGTGAAATTGGTTCTGGATGAACATCAAGTTGTATATCTCCAAAAGTTAAATCAGGGATAGATAGATTATTCTTACTATCTTCTTTATTAAGTCTAAACTCTTTAGTTATATTTTTTTTAATTGGTAGACGTAATCTAAAAGGATCTGGAAACAAACATAACATAATTTCTGGGTTACCAAATATTTTAAAATATTCAAATGATTTAGCCACTAAGTCATTTATGGACCCTCCAGGAAATGATAGGTTTCGAATTTCTTTATTAATTCTTTCACCTAAAATATTTGTCCATCTTCCATCTACAGGAACTCCATAGCCCCAGGTATTTGAACAACCAACTGCAAGTATTTCTGCTTTTTCAATCCAGTCAACATCTCTATATCCAAAATTATTTATAGAATATTCTGTTTTTGGATCTACCAAGATATTGTCTATCCTGTTTTGTCCAAATCTCGTTGTGTTTATATTTATATATCTTGTAAGAGTATTTTTTAAAAGTAGATTTCTATATCTTTTACTAGCCATTGAATAGTCTTCATCGGTTTCATAACCATCAATCATTGCCAATAGAGGGTTCATTAGTATATGAACCTATTCTTATTTTTATTTTTCTTAAAAATATTTTTTATTTTAAATATAACTTTATACACAAAATATTTTATTGCCATATTATAATTATATCATATACAATTTTTATATTATTTTATTCCACAAAAAGGGGGACTAGCGTTAAGCCAATCCCCCCAATTGTTGGACTAATTACTTAATGTAAGTAACCTTTGCCTTTGGATTCTTTGCATTCCACTTCTTTGCAAGTGCATTGAAAGCAGTCTTAATTGCCTTAAGTGCAGCAGCATTATCTGCTGTTAACTTAGCAATTGTTGCATCCTTAGCAAGAACAACTGCATCTGAAGCAGTCTTTGCATCAAGTGCAGCCTTATCTGAAACAGCCTTTGCATCAGCAAGTGCCTTTACAGAAGCAGCCTTCTCTGCTGCAAGAGCAGCATCTGAAGCAGCCTTAGCAGCAACAGCATCTGAAGCAGCCTTTACGACTGCAGCATCTGAAATTGCCTTAGCAGCAAGTGCAGCATCCTTAGCAGACTTTTCGGCAGCAAGTTCTGATACTAGATCACGAACTGTAATTTCTGCAAAAGGTGCTAGTGTGCGAGCAGTTAAACCAACTACATCAGCAGTTGTTGCTTCGCCAGCAGTTGTTGGAGCAAACATGATTAGTGCTCGTGTACCAGTTGTTGGAAGCGTTGCAGTAAACTTTGCAACTCCAAAATCTGAAAGTGTAATACCAGTTGTTGCTGTTGCTGAAGCAAGTGTTGCTGTTGCAGCAAATACTGTTGCAGTAATTGACGTACCAGTAGTTGGTGCAGACACCTTGTTGCCAAATACGTCTGTTGCTGTAACTAAAATATCTTGCTTTGTTCCAGCAGCACCAGATACTGGAGCAGAAACTGTTAGGTTATTAATTAAACCAGCAGTACCCTGTACGTAGTAAGTAAGAGTTGTTCCACCGTTGGTGATTACAACTGTACCAATTGCTGTTGTCTTTGTGTAGACATAAAAAGTTGCTGTTGTTCCTGTACCAGTTGCAACTGTCAAAGATGAAGATCCTGATGTTGCTCCTACTGGTGCAGCAGTTGTGTGTAGTGCAGACACGATTGTTGCATTTGTTGCTACTACAGAAACTACTGTTCCTGTGTCAACTGTTGCGACAAACTTTAGTGCGTCAGCAACGTCAATTGTGTTGTCTGCAGGTACTGGCAATGAAGCAGGCGTAGCAATTGCTGAAGCAGATGACTTATCTGTGTTACTTGCTCCAAGAGTTACTGCGACTGTCATTACAGCAGCGTTTGCAGGCGTTGCCACGATTGTGCCCAGAGTCATGGCTGCAACCATGGCTAGGGCGATTTTCTTAAATGAGTTCATTTAATGTATTCCTTTTCTATTTATAGTGTTTTTAGTCCATCCAAATAATCTTCGATGTCTTTTATTTGGCTAGGTTTATATTGTATCACATTGCGACTATCCAGGTCAAATTGCTCTTCTGGAGTCTTTGGTCTGTCTTTAAAGGTGTGAACCTCTACTTCAGTGTCTATATTTTTTGGAGTATGTGATATTGCCCCAAATATTGCTCCACACACAGCATCAGCCAAGTCCTTTGACTTTTTGCGGGGGTGGTCAACTCTGTCATTTTTCATAATCTTTAATTGTGTTAGTTCATCAAATAATAAATCAATTGCAGGCATAGCAAGTCTTTCCTCGTATACAAGCATAGCCATATCTTCATAATGTTTTTTAGCAACAGAAACAGTATCAGTATTCATTCCTACTTGCTTTAGTTCATTTTGAATATCAAATGATTGCCAACGGTCAAAGGAAACCATTCCAATATCAAACCCTATTCTTCTAAGGTTCTGAATCCATTGTTTAACTTCTGAAAGATTAACTGGGCCTTCAATCTTTGGTTCCCACCATGCTACTGCATCTACTACTACAATTGGTGCTACTTGTTCATAGTTATTAATGACTTGTATGTTTACCCATTTTTCTACATGTGCAATAGCAACAGCACACTTATCGTGCTTCTGGGCAAGGTCAGCGTGTACATAATATTTCTTAGTTGGATCTGGTTTAAATGCTTCATCAAACCTTCTAAAGTTATCTACAGGGTTTCTAAGTGTCATACAAGATCTAACCTTTTCGTGCTGCTTAAAGAATGCATCAGAAGCAAAAGTTGGTACGCATGTAAAGCGCATCATTGCATCTCCAAGGTCAGTCATAAAAGCAATCTTAAAATCATCAATCTGTCTTGTTGGGTTTACTTCCCATGTAGGTCTTTTTAGTGCAAAGACTCCTGGGTATTTGTATGAGATGATGTGGTCTTCATCCCAGGAAATTTCAAACTTATTGTTTGGGTCTGTATCAGGTAGCAGTGGATTAATAATAAACTCGTGTGTTCTTTCAATTACTTCTTTCTCAGCAACAACTGCGTCGTATTTCTCTGAGATATAGTCTCCTGGGTATCTTGGGAATGAAAGCAAAACAACTTTGCCAAGGTCTGGGAAACGAGAGTCTACTGATCCACGGAAAGCCTTGTAGATATTCTCAGCAGTTTTTCCTTGTTCGTTACCTGTTCCAACTTCAGATGCAAATCCAGAGATCTCATCAAGAACTGCAAGAAGAAGGTTTAACCCCTCATGGGATTCTCTTTCTGAGTGTCCAGAGTAAACAGTTATAGACTTATCAAACTCAACTGAGTCTGCTTTTGCATAATACTTTCCAGCAAACCATGGGGATTTTTCAATCTTTGATTTAAAACCTTTAAAGAAAACATTCTTAGCCTGCTGTGCGTTAATAGCCACATTGATTAAGTCAATGGCATCTCCTGACGGCTTACCAAAATACTTTGCTGGGTCTTTTAAACATAATAGTTTATATACAATATATGCACACGATACTGTAGATACAAAGTCTTTACCAGATCCCTTGCCAAGTTGCAGAATAATCTCATTCTTAGTATATTTATCAAAGTATCTTATGCCTTCTTCTTCTCCCATTATATCAATGAGATCTTCTTTGCGATATATCTGACTCATTGCTTCTACAATATCGTACTGAATATCAGAAAGTGGAGGCTGACCTAAGTATTTTTCGCCCTCAACAAATGTTCTTGCATTTACAGGTGTCTCTTGAAAATGGTTATCTTTAAGCACTTCAAGAAAATCATTGAATGTCGTGGACAACCGTAATCACCTCGTTGTCTTTTGCAAACGAAGAAAGTCTACGCATTATCTCATCACGAACCTGTGGATACTCAGATGCAATATCTTTTAATATTAAAACAAGAACCTCTTGGCGTCGCTCAATCTCCATCATTTCTTCTGCAAGTTCTTTGTTCTCAAGAAGACCAGCCTTTTGTAGCATATCAATACGCTTAGACTCAATATCCATTACAAGTTTAATTGCAGCAGTCTTTGCGCTAAGGTTATTAGTCATGGATGCTTCATCAATAACTTCGTATGTACGAGAAACCAACTTACTGTAATGTGTGTCTGCAGCAGCAAGTGCCTCTTTAGCACGGGCACGAATAGCATCATTAGCAGATGCCATGACTTTCCATTCGTTAATTAATGTCACAACTCTTTGTCTTGGTATTGCAAGTTGTTTTGATATTACAGTTGGGTCATTGCCTTTTAGGTATTCTTCTACAACTTGATTTACTTGATCAAGGTGCTTAACTAGATCTTCTTCAGTTGACATGTTTTAACTCCCTTGCTATTTTTAATAGTATAAGATAGCCAATCAAATCGTCAATATCATTGTCACCAATGAATGATCCACCTCTAGTAATTCTAGACAGTTTGTCATCAATTCGAACATGTAACTGTTCAATGTTATCAGAAATAGAAAAAATACGAACTGGGTTTAGTGCTGAGTCTCCGTAGGATTTATTTTTTGTAATAAGCATGTCCTTAATCTCATCACAAACTTGACCAATGGTGAACTGTGTCTCAGAACTCATCATCTATCTCCTCTTCTAGATCCCAATCAAATACTTCTGGAATTCCTTTTAGCGCAGCAAACGCAAAAGCAAAACCAACAGTACCTGCTATAGCAAGTGCTATAAATGCTTTTTCAACTTTACTCATCGTCTTGATTTCCTTAATCCAAATTTAGCAAGGTATACATAGATAGTTTCCAATGAACACCCACACTCCTTTGCAATTTCCTCTGGCGTCTTTTTATCCATAAGGTAACGCTTACGCATAAAAGTTTCACTTGTATATAGTTTAGCAGCCATAATATTATTTGTCAACTCCAATTGCTTTCCCCCAGTTTTTTACAGCCCAATGACCAATGCCACAAGCATCTGCAACATCGTTATCAGTAATAGTTCTATCATAGATTGTATTAATAAATTTTATTGTTCTTTCTTTACGTAGATTTCTTTCGTAAGCCTTATACCAAGAAATAGATTTTGCTGGGTGTTGATACCTTATAACAACCTGCTCATCTTTTGATATTTTTTTATTACCTATATAGTTTTGCCAAGTGATTGGTGAAACCGTTCCGATTACTTTAGTTCCAGATTGCCCTGCTGCGCCAAGAATTGCTCCTTGAACTAAAGCAAGGTCGGCAGCCGTTTTTGGACTATTCATAAACACTGTATGCTCAATAATAATTGCTTCAAACCCACCATAGTAATCAAAGAATGCTTTTATTTTTTTACCTGCATCCATAACTTTTTCATAGGTATTGTTTCCTTCAAAATTAATTTTACCAACAACACCAAGATCTTCACCATTAAACAAAGAAAATGCCATGCTGTTAGTACTGGCATCAATAGCGCAAATTGTATGTGGCTTAACCTCTAGCCCCCACTTATTTTTTACCATTTGTTTTTCCTTTTATCTGTTTAATTGCTTTGATAACTGCATCAGGATTTATACTGCAAGATGAACAAACTAAGTCATCATTGTATATAGAAAGTGGAGTTAAACATGACTTGCAAAGTCTTGTTTTTCCCTTTCTTTTTTGCCTTTTTGATTGCACATATCTTATTGCAATTTTTTCTTTTGTTGCGATATCTCTACAGTGTGGAGAGCAATATATCTGATAAGATACAGTGGGCTCAAACTGATTGTCGCAGCATTTACAATTGTTCACCGAGAATCTCCAAGGGTGCTATTTTTAACACGCCTGGACCTGCAGACTCACATGCTTTTTTAATTGGGCATGACTTGCATATCTTGGAGTTTGATCTATAGTTTTTGTTTGGCAGGGTTCTGTCTTCCCATGTCTTGCGAACTAATCTCATCCAATCAAATGCCTGGTCTACCCACCGACGGTAATGATCGTTTACATCTACAGGGATCAAAAGGAGTTCATGATTATTTTTATTTTCATAAATCATTACACCAACTGGTCTCTTTAAGATTTTCATATAGATAAGTAACTGCATTAGGTGACCATTCTTGGCCTTACCAGATGCCTTTCTATACTCGAATCCTTCGTTCATCATTGTTTTAATTTCACCAATGAGTTCTTGGCCTTGCCAATCAAACATAACATCGCCATATCCAAAGATAGGGGGATCTTGATTTATAATTTTAAACTCTGTAGTGGCTTCGTTATTCTCATCACGATAAACTTTTACCATTCCAGCGTTCAACATTGCATTTTGAATTCGTGCATGTGATAGTGTTCCTGCAGTCATGTTGGCTGCACCATAAGCATCTGCGTTGTCTTCAAACATCTGACCGTCAAAAGCAAGATACCAATATCTAGCACATTCTCCGTGCCCGTAAGCAATAGTTGATGGAGCAAAAGTCTTTTTTGTTGTATGCTTATCTACACGAGTAATCGTATAGCCTTCTTTAATCTTTGCCTCAAGCCCTGCTATATCTATAGGATGAATTGGCTTTTCTTCTGGCTTTATCATTACCGTATGCAATAAATTTTTTGTCATCATTTCTCGTTTCTATTAGTATAAGTATAGCAGATTATCGGGTTATGTACTTTAGTGCAGACACCAAGTTATTTAACGACTCTGCTGCCGTATAATAAAGATTCTTTTTGCCGCGATCTGATTTGTCAACATTAGCCATCCATGTTGCCTTAAATGCCATCTTTGCTGCTATTGCTTGAAGTCTTACAATCTCTATATGTGCTACATTTAAAGGAATGTCTGGCTTAATAATTATCTTAGCAATAAATGTTAAAGCAGTAGTCAACTCCTCATCTTGCATGTAGTCTGCAATCTCTGCCAAACCATTTACCATATCTATAGTTGTTTGTTGTTGTTCCATTATTCCTCCACTAGATCTTCTAATATACTCATCTCAATTATAGCAAGTCTTACTTTAGAGTTACCCTCGCCCATTACGACTACTATGGCTGGGTCCTTTCCGTTCTTCATGGCATCGGTAGTAGCCTTTGCCCAAACCTCTTTATTTAATGTAAAAGATTTTCCGACCTCTTTAAAGTCTACAACAAAGTTTTTCCAAGATGCATCTCCTTTTTGAGTATTACGTCCAGAGTTCTTGTGCTGTTTAGCACCTATCCTCTTGGACTCACTCTTCTCTGTCATTGCCTTTGTATTTCTGCTTGCCAAACTTAACTGTACTAAGATGTTTATTTGGACACATCCATGTTGCTGTTTTTGTTTCTGGGTATAGCCTTAGAGATCTAACATCATTTTTGCATTCATGACAAATAAACTTTCCATTGTAAACAGTAAAGTTAGCCACTGAGTTTTGCCTTGATTGATTCTTGCAAATCAAGATCCTCTCTTACACGATTAACAAATGCCTCTTTGCCTTGGACTTTTGATCCATCAGGAAGAATGTACCATGCACCTGTACGCTCTACGATACCATTTAATTCAGCAGTAGTAACAAGATCACCGATGGTGTCAAGACCAATATTATTACCTCTAAAATAAAAATCATACTCGCCAGATTGAAACCCTGGGGAGGTTTTTGAGAACTGGAGTTCCCATTTAATAGTTCTACCAATTTTTTCTTCAATTAATTTGTCTCCTACCTTAATCTTTCCTTTAATCGCTTGATTGTCTGACTCGGAACTAAATAACTTAACAATGCAAGAAGAATAAAACTTAGTAGCCTGACCACCAGAAGGCTGCTGGCTAGTATACATAGCGTTAATATTATTGCGAGACTGGGAAATAAGAACAAGAAGAGTAGGCTTAACCTTGTTGTTAGCATAATTAAGCATTTTCCATGCGTTACTAAAGTCACGAGATTCTGCCCCAATCTGCTTTGTATTTTCTAATGCCTTCATCTCATCTGTATCTTTTTCAAAATAGATTGCTGGAAGCATTGATGTAATAGAGTCTACCACGATTAAGTCAACACCAGCGTTCATTAATCCAACACCTACATCTACCATGTCACTAATAGTTCTTGCTTGTGAGTAGATTAATTTTTCTGGATCTACCCCAAGAGTTCTAGCCCACTCTTCTGAGTATGACATTTCTGAATCAATCCACGCACATAATTTTCCTTCTGCCTGTGCTAAAGCAATCATCTGAAGGCACATAGAGGACTTTGCAGAAGACTTAGACCCCCAAATAAGAACTTGTCTACCATATGGCAAACCTCCTCCTAGAGCACGGTTTAAACCATAACTTGGTGTTGGCTGATACTCATAACTAATACCAACCCCACTGCCTAATCTCTTTCTTAACTTAGGATCAAGTTGTGCTAAAGCCTCTTCTATACTAACCGACATGTACATCCTCCAATGTTACTGTTCCGTCTTTTGTCTTTCCAAAATCAAACTTATAAGATTTTCCTTCTTCAATGTGCATGTATGCTTTTGCAAATGATGTAGGGAAAACTGTAATAGAATGCAAGTCTCTGCTTGTATCTGCAAGTGTCAGAGATGCCATTTTTTTTCCTGTCTTTGTAATTCTTGGTTTAAAAGAAACTACAAACATTTCATCATCTTTATATGGTAACTGCTTGTAACTTAAGAACTTTACAAGTGCGTGAGATGATTCTTTTATTTCATCTGAAGGTATGAAAGAAACAATCCTGTTGTCATTACACAAAAGCAGATAAGAACGACCTGTCTCAATAATCGTATTTTCATCGTCAAATATACCGACACTGCCAGTTTTGTCCAAAACTTCAACTCGTGACCATCCTGTTCCTCGCTTAATTGATTTTACCATACCCATAAAAATGTATGATCCTTTTTCTTCAAAGTCAACAATGTCCTGAATAAATGCATAGTAATGAGAAGGAATAGTAATATTAAACTCTGGAAGGTTTAAGTATTCATATAGGTTCTCTTTAATCTCCTGATCATTTCTAGGATTATCATTAAAGGTTGCTGCGCCTATTGCTCTTAGTGCTTGGAGTGCACGACTGTTTACTCCATTTCCTTTGGTAAATGTAAATTCCTCAAGTTCTTTGTACGAATTGAATGGTCGTGCAGATATGTATCTTTCACCAATTTTGTCAGATATGAACTTGATAGCACTGAGTCCAAACCGAATGCCTTTACCCTCAATCTTAAAATCAATATCCGAATCGTTAATGTGAGGTAACTTAACGCTAATGCCCATTCTTTTTGCTTCAATAAGGTATTCAGTTCTTGCATCTTTGTCCTTTTCATTTTTTAGCACTGAGTACATAAACTCAAGTGGGTAATAATACTTTAGCCATGCTGTCCAATAGGATAGCGTTGAGTATGCTACTGCGTGAGACTTGTTAAATGAGTACCCTGCGTGAGCCTCAAAGTCATGCCATAAATCACGAGCAAGGTTAGGAGAGATAAACTTTGATGCACCCTCTACGAACTTCTCTTTAAACTGATCAAATTCTTTAGCATCTTTTTTCTTTCCAATGATCTTTCTAACTTTATCTGCTTCCGACATGGACATACCGCCAAGGTGTACGCATGCTTGCATAACTTGTTCTTGGTAAAGAATACAACCATAAGTGTCCTCCGTAAATTCTTTTAATACTTGGTGTGTATAAGATATATTTTGACGACCATGCTTACGATCAACATAGTCTTTTCCAATAGTATTCATTGCACCTGGACGAACAAGAGCATTAGACGCTGCTAGTTCATTTAGGTTCTTAACTCCCATCTTAACAAGAAGGTTTGTGTATGGTGCTGCTTCACATTGGAAGACTCCTTTTGTGTATCCATCAGAAAGCATCTGATAAACATTTGCATCGTCCATCTTAATCTTAAGAAGGTCAATCTTTTTTCCATCTCGCTCTTTAATTATGTCAATTGTATTTTTAAGAACAGACAAAGTTTTAAGACCTAAAGCATCAATTTTAATTAAACCAATTCTTTCAGCCTCTTCCATATCAACACCAACTACAGGAATTCTTTCATCAGAACCAGTAGACGATCTTGTTTCAAGTGGTGCGTATCTAAAGATTGGCTCTTTGCTTGTTACTACGCCTGCTGCGTGAATACCTGTACCACGAATGCGACCACGAAGTTGTTCTCCATAGACTTCTACTTCTGGATACTTTTGACGAAATTCATATGTTGATTTTGATGTGCAGAAATCATCCCAGGAGTCTACAGTTTTTAAAACCTTATTAACATCTGATAAAGGAATATTTAATACTCGTGAAACATCTCTAACAATTCCCTTGCCAGTAAACTCAAGGAAGGTAGCAATAGATGCAACATGTCGATACTGTCTAACAAGATAGTCTTTAACTTCTTCACGACGAGTATCCTGAATATCTGTATCAATATCTGGGAAGTCATTACGTTCTGGATTAATAAAACGGAAAAACAAAAGATTGTGCTCAATAGGATCAATGTCTGTAATCTTTAATGCATAACAGACAAGAGAACCAGCAGAAGAACCACGACCTGGGCCAACCATAATCTCTTCCTTCTTTGCCCAGTTGATCATGTTACTTACAACAAGGAAATATGGAGCAAACTTTTTATCCTTAATAATCTTTAACTCTTCTTCAAGTCTGTCAAGATACTCTTGGTTTTCTGACAAACCTCTTTCTACCAAACCTTCTAATGCAGCCTTTGCAAGTTCTTTATCAGGACCCTT